ATTATTTTCTTAGCTATATATTGAGAGAAGATGAAAAATAATTTGGGATAGATGAAAAAATTAAGGGCTAAAATTCCATGTTTTTCACCGCAATTTCAGGGGTAAACCCCAGCGGCGTAGCCGCTGCCCGCTTGCGGGCTGAAATTGCGGTGAAAAACATGGAATTTTAGCCCTTAATTTTTTCATCTATCCCAAATTATTTTTCATCTTCTCTCAATATATAGCTAAGAAAATAATTTGGGCTAATTTTTCGCAATCCCCAGGAGACACACGACGAAGTAATTCCCCGTTGTGTAAGGTTTGTGTATGTCTCGTGGTGAGTGTTTTTAGTCCGTGTTTCGTATATGATTCTATGTCAGTCGCAGTATTGTTTGAAGCCTCTGTTACATAAACTTTTCCTTCGTCTTTCTTCGAATTGCTTTCGTCTTTGTTCCATAGCCTCTTTTCGCTGCTGCTGCCGTAACCATGCCGCATGTTCAACCTTTTTTCGACGCTCTTCTTCGAGTCGTTTCTTCTCCTCTTCCGCAGCCTTAGCTTCCGCTTCGGCCTTAGCCCTGGCCTCTGCTTGTGCCAACATCTTAAGATTTTCTTGATTTGCCTGCATCAATTTTCTTCTCGAGGTCTTCGGCTGTACGAATTTTTACAGTTTCAACCAAACCCATATCCGGATCTAATTTTATTGCCACTGGGCGTGGAGGTGGAAGAGGTTTTGATATAACTATAGGTGTCTCTACTGGTATAATCTCATGTGTACGATTATTCTGTAGATAATAGATTACTACGATAAATAAAAACAACATTAACAAAATGAGTAACAATGTCTCGGCATTCATCGCTCTTACTTGTATATGATATTCTATTATTTACAGAAATCATAAAATATCATACGTTCTAAGATGATTATATTCTAAACAGTCACTTGTCGTTCCTCCTTCGTTCTACGAGAATTACACGGCAGACCTCCATAACGAGGTTCCTCTGTAGTTGCATAACGTACTTGGTGTTGAACACTAGGTTTACTTGGATCAGGGAAGTCGCGACACCCTCCACGTCCACATCGGCGTCTCGTTCCCTGTCGCACCGGTCCGTCATTTTGCCACGGACCCCAATTGTATTTACAATTTATTTTAGATCTTTCGACGTTTTTATGTTCTTCGGTGTGAGGACATCCATTTCCTCCATACGCCGGATGTCTTACGATGGGTCTATTTCTCTTCAATAGTTCGTAATGTTTCTCTTGGCATTTGCCCCTCACACATCTAAATCTATGTACATGATCAGCACCACGGCTATGCCATCCACCCCAGTGGCCAACCGCACAGTGTACCTTCGGTATTGGGTTATCCGTATGCCTAATCAAACTTTGATCACACCCGCGACCCCCATACGCTGGATTTCTTGTGATATGTCTGGTACTCTTGTATCGTCTATACCAATTATTTCCAGAATTCCAATCTCTTTCATGTACCCAGCCACCCCAGCCACTATATGCACAGTCTATAGGATTTTGTATAACTTCTCTCGTCGTTTTCAACTTGCTATTATCACATGCAGCTCCGCCGTATTTGGGTTGAGCGGCTATAGATCTCGTAGCCTCTTGTTTTACAACCCATTTACCCGTTTTAACCTGTTGATATCCACCTCCACGTTTGGCTCTACCTTGTTTGGTCTGTTCATAAGGATTACCTAGGTTTCTCCATGCACTCCACGCACTATAGGCACAAGCTATCGGATCTCTTCTGGTTTCACGCGTCTCCTCACTATGTCCACATCCCGCACCCCCATATAAAGGTTGTTGTGTGACAGATCTGGTCCGTTGTTCACGGGCATAATGTACATCTTTACACTCTCTACTACCACCGCGGGGGCCGGGAACATTTCGACATTCTCTATCCACTCTATCAGAAATGGCTTTCCATGCCCCCCATGCACTCTGTGCACAGTTCACGGGATCTAATATTTTTTCTCTCGTACTTTTCATGCCCTCGTTTGAGCATGCCTTACCTCCATATTTGGCCTGTTCTACCACGGTCCGTGTAGCTTCTTGCTTTATAACCCATTTACCCGTTTTATCCATTTGATATCCACCCCCACGTTTGGCTCTACCTTGTTTGGTCTGTTCATAAGCGCCACCCACATCCTTCCACGCCGAATATGCAGAATATTTACAATCTTGGGGTTCTAATCTTTTGTTCATAGTATCGATCCTCAAATTACATCCATCCGGAACAACCGCCGTTCTACGATCCCGTTCCTGTTTTTGATACCATACCATTTTATTACCTTTCTTCACCTCAAAAGGTGCACCGACATTTTTCCATTCGTTCCAATCGGAATCCTGACAGTTCGTAGATGCTTGTGTAGTAAATTTAAAATCTTCTGTCACACATGTACCACCGTTCATTGCAGGAGTCAATTCTTCTCTTTCTCGTTTCCATCTTTGTTTCCATCGTCCCGTCGGTATTTCACGCTCTCTTTCAACTGCCCCTCTTCCACCCCCCGTGTACGTGATCGTTTCTGTTTCTTCTGTTAGACCACCAACCTTTTTCCATGCACCCCACTCCCCCACTGTACACGGAATAGGGTCACCCCTCAAGTACGCATCATAATCAAACGCCAATGGCTCCCCCTCCACTACAACGGTTCCACCCGCTTCAGAATCTGCTGCGAGTTTTTCCGCCGCTTCGCGCTCGCGTTCTTTTTCTTTCTCCGATAATTCCTTAGCCTCTCTCTCCGATTGAGCTTCGAGATCTAAAGCTGCCTGACGTTCCGCTTGCTGTTTTGCATCTCCCGTCCTCGCAGAATCAGCTACCCGTTTATCCAGTAACGCCTGATCAGCTGCTACCTTGGCATCGTATTCAGCTTGCGAACCTGATGATTCCGCTCGCTGCGCATCTTCCGCGGCGGCAGCTTCCGATTCAATCTTCTTCCGCGCTTCAGCCTCTTCCGCGTCCATTCTAGCCTGTTCAGCTTCCGCTTCTTCTAATTCCTTGAGCGCCGCTTCATTCGCGAGTAAGAGCTTTTGTCGCTCTTGTTCTCGTAGCTCTTTATCTTTCTCGTCCATTTGAGCCTGACGTTCCTTTTCAGCTGCCAAAAGCTCTTCTAATTCGGCATTGGCTTCTTCCACTTTAAGAGCTTGTTCCGCCTTTTTAGCCTCGTACTCTTCTTCCAGTCTAGCCTGCTCAGCTTTCGCTTCTTCCATTTGTTGTTTAAACTTAGCTTCGTCCGCTTGAGCTTCCGCCTCCTCCATTTCTACCTTTTTTTGAAGTTCCGCAGCCTCCGCTTCCGCTTTAATTTTATCTTCTTCTACTTTCTGACGAGCCTCTTCTAACAATCGTAACTCTTCCTCTTTCAATCTTTTCTCTCTATCACTTTGTGCCTTTTGAGCCGCCTCTAACTCCTGCCGCGCCTTTTGGCGTGCAAGTTTCAATTCGGCTAATTGCTTTTCCTTTTTTAGACGTTCTTTTTCACGTTCAAGTAATAATTTAGCCGCTCGTTCTTCTTGCATTTTACGCCTTTTCATAAGTATTTCTTCTCTTCTTTGTTTTATCACGTCATCAAATCGCTTTTTTTTAGCGGCCATTTCAGCTTCCCTAGCCGCGGCTTCCTGTTCCGCTTCTAATTGCAGCTGTTCCACTTTTTGTTTTTGTGCGTCTATGACCCGTTGCTCCGTCTCGATCACCTGCTGCTGATTATAATCAACTGGTGCAGTGAGCCTATCAACCGCCCGTTCAATCTCGTCTTCAAGGTCTTTCTTCGTTCTCACCTGTACCACCTGGGGGGTAATATCGTCAAGAAACACTTGAACCTCCCGGACGGGAGGAAGACTTTGGAGTTTTGATTGCGGTTGTGGCTTCTGGGGTATATCTCTCGACCTGAATAGATAATAGGTCAAAAGTATCACCACTATTATTACCGTTAAAATGAGCACTATACTCATGTGGTTCTTATTACCTAACCAAGAAAAAAAATTCGCCATCAGTAGTAGTGTCGATGAATCATTGTTTGGTTTTTGGTGCCAGGGGGCATTTAGCCCGAACAAGAATTATACCAGCATTAAAGCGTATGAATTGCCCTTACACACCCGTTAGTCGACAGGAGGTACTCGATTTACATCACCTCAAAGATACAAAGAATCTGGTAGCATATATGTCAATCCCGACACATAACTTTTGTGAGGCTGTTGAACCATACCTGGAAATGGTTAATCCCCTGTACGTTCTTGAAAAGCCACATGGTCATTCTAAATTCGATTTCGAACGAATAAAAGATTTCATACACACCAACGACCTAAAAGTTATATACAGTGATCATTATCTAGGTAAAGATGTTCTGTACAATTTGTGGACACCCAAGGAACTAAAATCTATCAAAATTTTTCTTCACGAAGATGCTGACATGACTGAACGAATAAATTACTTTGATACCGTCGGTATAATTGGTGACATGTATCAGAGTCATTGTGTGACCTTATTTGCGACTATAATCGCTAAGCATACATCTCGATCACGTAAAGAAATTCTTCGCGATCTCAGTTTTGTTCAGCCTCGGGTGACACAGTTAGCCCGGAATATTCACTACAAGGGTATAGCCCCCACACAGTGTAAAATTTCCATGGAATACAATGGGATTTTACTCGAGGCGGACATAGCTAAAATGATGCTTGAAAAAAAGAAACTGATAACCATTAACGATGATCGATCGTGGAATCTTGATGCAGGGTGGGATGCGTACGGTAACGTGATGAGTGAAATTAAACATGGTAATAGATCCCTTTTCTTGGACGAAGAGGAGGTTGGATATTTATGGGATCATGCATCTATCATAACCGGTTAATGTAGTCCCGATAGTTTCGGGTTCTTCAAGTGACCCTCCAATCCGCACCCGGTGATCCCCAACCAAGATGGGACTCATCGGTCATGCCTCCCATATAAAGAGCGAACTCGTCCATTATCGTGCCTATGTTATCCATTGTCTCCTGATCCACCGTGTTGTTGCACTGCTCGGGCGGCAGGGTCCCATTCGCACAATCTTCAGCGAAACGTCCATCGGGGCCCAGCGCCTCGCGACGTTCGCGCTCGCGGTGCTTACGTTCACGCTCTTCACATTCGTCCCAGTCCAATATCGTATCAGTCTGGTTATCGTAACATTTATGGCTGGTGCGCGTCATGTGCACCCTCCTCCAAAAGTTCTCGTCGGTTTCACCCGGTGCTTGTATCAGTCCGAATGTGTCTCCTCCCCCAGGACCCATACGGCGATTCGCTCTAGCTTGATCGTACATCCATTGCTCACCAGTGTCAGCACTCATTCTATCCCATTGCTGTTTCTGTTCTAATTCTCTTTGTCTTTCGGACTCTAACGTGTTCGAATAATTCTGTTGTGATATACGTTCAGTTTCTCGAGCCTTTTGACGTTCTGCTTCTTGCGCCAAATCTCCAGTCTCTGCGGATTGTCTCTGTCTTTGCTCTAAATCGGCTTGATCGGCGGCGACTTGTGCATCATACTCACTTTGTGATGCATCTGTCTCATTTCGTTGTTGTTGTTCTTGTGCTTTCACATCAGCTTCAACTTTATCTCGGAGTGTCTGTTCTTCTGCATCCATCCTAGCCTGTTCAGCTTCTGCCTCTTGTAATTTAGCTATAGCGGCAGCGTTAGCTGCTAATATCCTTTCCTTCTCTTTGGCGCGATACTTCTCATCGTCTTCTTCTACAGACATCCGTCGCGTCTTTTCCGCTTCTAACATATCTTCCAATTCTGACATGGCCGCGTCTATTTTTTCCTGTTCCTTCCGCTGAATATTTTCGTATTCTGTTTTAAGATTTTTCTCCCTAGCAATTGCATTTTCTAAATCAATTCGCGCCTGTTCTTCATCCATCGCCGCCTGTATAGCTAACTGACTCACCTTATTTTTGATTTCCGCGGCCTCTGCTTCCGCTTTAATCTTATCTTGCGCCATCTTATCTCGAGCTTCTGACAACAATCTTTCATTCTCAAATTCCACATTCATTCGATCCACTTCACCTTTTATAATCAATTTCCTCTGTGCGTCGGCAGCTTGTTGTCGTTTAAGTCTTAACTCAGCCAGTTTCTTTTCGTTCTTTATACGATTCTTCTCACGGTCGATAGCATAAGCACCTGATCGCCGCTTTTGAAGCTCCTTCTCCCTCTCCAACTTTTTTAGTCGCTGCCTTTCCTTCATTTCGGCTAAACGCTTCTGAAAAGCGGAAAGTTCTTCTTTCTTTTCCGTAACAACTTTTTCCGCGTTGGTTTTTAATTCTTGAACCTTAACTTTTTTATCTTCTATAATACGCTGTTCAAGTCTGGTGGCTTCTTCATTTATAGCTTTTCTATCCGCCATATTAACGGCAACTATATCATCTATAACTTTTTCAAGCTCGTTTACTGTACTTAATTGTATAGTCTTCGATTCAGACTCTGCACTTACACCTGTACCTGTATCCACGACAATTTCCAATGATCGTTTTGGAAGTTTTACCGGTAAAGTCGGTATTTTGCCTGGTATGGGTTTTCCTTTCTTTCTACTATAGTAATAATACAGTAATAATAGAACCAACACAATCGCAGTAATTAATAACAAATCTGCTGGTGTCATCTTATCATTATATGATAAGATAATCGTGTCAAAAACTCCGGGTTACGAAATTTTTGATATGATTTGTGAGTTGCATTTTTTTATTTATTGACCATCCATTATCATATCCGCCATCCTGGCTTTGTTCTCTTCGGCTTTGGCAACCCGAATCTTATCTTGAACATCTTCAACCTTCCTCATCTTAGCGACAGAGCGATCAAGTTCGCCTATAAGTGCAACACCTTCCTTAGCATTTAAAGCGGTCGAGGCCCTACCGATAACAGCCTCCATCTCCTTTCCAAGGGCCTCAAGCTCCTTAAAATCCATATCCTTGACGTCCTTCGAGTAAAACTCATCGCGCTTCTTAATAAATTCCTTCAGTTCCGCGATAGACTGCTTCATCGTTTTAGTGACCTTATCCCTGGCCGCGGCCAGTTTGTCGGTGTATTCAGTCTTTTCCATTTATAGTAAGCCAACAAAATTTTAGGGAGAAATAGGAGCAGGTGCCATAGAACCACCCATCATTTCACCCTCGTCATCAGATTCTTCGGGCATGGGCATGTCTTCAGCCGGTTTCGGCATGGGACCATCCGGGAGCGCCTGAAGATCCGCTGACTGTTCATCCGAAACCTCAACATCGGGGTTAGATTCAGCCCCCTCCATCGTCTGAAGTTCGGGAGCCTTGGAAATTTCTTGAAGAAGGGCGTTCAGCTCAGCCTCGAGTTGCTCGGGAGATTCATAAGATTCTGTGGTCTTCTGGAGCACCATACCAATAAGAATGGCAACGATCATACCCGCGATGAAAATGACGATCCTATTTTTTGCAAGACCCTTAATAGTGGTAGCAAACTTGGACATTGTTTTATAGTGTATTGATATTTTTTTTCTTCCATGATTACAAATGAAAATAAGACCGGTCGAACATGTAATTTTCGAGGCTATTGTGATAGGTATACTCAACGTGACCCTTTTGTCCCTGTTAAATAGAATACCCAGCCTGAACACTACATCGCTTTTTGTTAAATTGTTCCTGGGTGGTGCGCTTATTCATATTATATTTGAGTATTCCGGTGCAAATTCCTGGTGGTGTAAATCTACCTACCGTTAAGCTCTGTGAGTCGATCCATTGTAATTCTCTTCGCGCGTTGAAGCCAGTCTAATTCCATGTGAGCATCCAAAGACTTTAATCCTATGAGAGCATTTTTTGTTTCAATGTACTCCTTATAAATATCCCTCTCAACCTCTTTACCAAAGCGCGTTAATCCCCCGTCTCGTGTAAACATTCTTAGTCGCATATCGTATGCGAATAACTGTGGATACGTTCTATACATACACTCAAATGTAAACGTTTGAATATTTAAAAATCGCGCGCTTACATATGCCCTGATCGCCTCTTCTTTGACTTGTACGGTAATATTCTTAATAGGTTTCAACTCTCTCAGTTTTTTTAGACACGCCTTTTCATACTTGTTAATAAGTATAAGGTCCTGACGAAGTATACATCTTTCCACTGGACGAGAAACGATATCCCCAAATCCATCCCTGTTACGTTCAAAAGAAACAAAGAACCCTTGATTGGGATTTGTAAAACGTTCGGTTAAATTTGGAATTGTAGAACTCAATGGGTAGTATCGTTCATCGTCATCGGGGAAATCAAATTGATCTTGCACCTCATCTTCATCTGTTTCGATGTCAGGGACTGTCGGCATAAACGGAACGTCTATTTGCAAATTTCTATAATCTGTTACAGGAAAATCGTTTTCATCTGGTATTTGTGCGTGTACTTTCTTCAAGTTATTAGCCATATCAAGATATGTGCCTTCCGGAATTAATTCCGAAATGGAATCCAAAGATTGCATGAGCGATCTTAGATTCTCCATATTATTATATCACAGCTTAATTTTCTTAACCATCTTTATTAACACGATGATAATGTATATTAAAAAATTCTCATCATACGTCAGGTAATGTATAAGACGACCTATGACAAGTCAAACTGTCAAACTGGTATTGTGCACATAGGTTACGGCGCGTTTCACAGGGCACATCAGGCGGTGTATGTCGATGATTACATGGAAAAAACCGGAGATCTTCGATGGGGTATCGTCGCGGTGAACTTACGTAACGAAGGAATACGTGAGATTGATGATTATATATTAAAAACGCCGAGTCAGTATAGACTCGTACGTTCTCACCTTGATTACGTAGACTGGACAAAAAACCGTACGGTTGCTAAACATATGCTCACACTCCCGAGTGTTCACCTTATCACAATTACGGTTACTGAAAGTGGGTATGCCCCAGGATCCCCCCTCTTTGAATATCTCGCATGTGGTTTGCGAAACAGGAATACTCCCATAACCATTTTATCTTGTGATAATAGCCAAAGAAACGGACGAGTTTTAGAAAGTCAATTTATGGCCTATTTGTACCAGACAAATCAGTTCGAGCTTGCAGAATGGATCCAAGAAAATGTTAAATTCCCTTCGTGCATGGTGGATCGCATAACACCTAGGAGCACATTTAAATTTAAATGTGAACTCGAAGAGCTATTTCCAGGTTTCGGGGAGACGGCTGTACAAACAGAAGACTATACACAATGGGTCATAGAAGATGATTTTGCATCAGACTTTCCAAAACTTGAAGAAGTAGGTGTCACCATCACAAAAGACATCGAACCATACGAGGAAACAAAAATAAGAATTTTAAATGGATCGCATACATCACTCGCTTATATGGGCGTTCTTTCCGGGTACGATACTTTCGATCAGGTCATGAGCGATAAAGCGCATCGTCAACATTTTAAAGCTCTCCAAAAAGAAGAAATTATACCCTCGATAGAAATTGACTTACCTTTCGATATACATGACTACGTTGACACAGTGGAAGAACGTATTTCTAGTAAAGTAAATGCAGACGAACTAGAGCGTATATGCTTTGACGGTTTTACCAAATTTCACACGTTCGTAGTACCTTCTTTGCGTGCATGTTTGGAACGTGGTAAGCGTCCAATACACATATACAAGAGTATTACTGCTTGGTACATCTATTCTAGAAAGTTTGCCAGGGGTTGTAAAAAGATAAAATATAGCGAACCAAATTGGGTACTGCTTCAACCTCTTTTAGAAGATGGAAACATAGACGCGTTTGTGAGTAATGAACGGTTATGGGGAGATATTCCAAAAAACTATATTACATTCTCAAGAGATCTAAAAACTATACTAATGTCACATACATACGAAAAAGAGATTGACCTTATCGGTGAATAAAATCGAAATGTCGACGCGGGCAATAGGTAGTCATAGTCCCATTTGGAAATTCAACCTCGTAATAGGAATCAGAATCATTCTCACTCAAACGACGACGCGTGGTCACACCGTGCGGTGACGCCATGATCGCGTTATATACATGATCGGGAATTGCTTCAACATCCAATGTATCGGGGACCGTGTTAAATCTGTACCCCACGTGTTCATCTTCGTCTTCGTCATCTTCTTCCGGGTATCGAGCGTTGTCCGTATCAGCCCAATCGGCATGAAGTAAAGTCACATCCACTGTGACGTTTGATTGTTCCGGAGTAGCCGAACGGATACTTGGTTGCGTCGGTTCATACTCGGGCATTGTCATTGGTTCATTCTGGTCAAGAAGAAATCTTGGAGGTTTGACTTTATCGCGGATCTCTTTTATGAGATTCGCGATCTGGAGGTAATCGCCGTCGGGAAGAACGTCAGCGTTCTTGTCGACGAGAGCCATGAGAGAATGGAACTTATCCATTTTAAAGTTTTTTGCGTTGAAAAATTTAAAGTAACATTACAACTTAAGTCTATTTAAATCACGATATGAGTTTCGCGAACGTCTCATGTATATTTTACACGCCTCGTATCGGGTGATAAGATAGTCATACGAAACATCTTTCGTGTCATTAATCTCCTCATTAATATCATCAATCAAATCACATAGTTTATCGTGCATCTCATAATCCTTATCACGATATCTTTCATATAAAACCTTACGTTTGAAATATGATAATAAATCTTCACATTTCAAACGAAGTATCTCTAAATCGTGTTTATTGTCAAATATTTTATCAGCTTTCGTAATAGCTGCATCGTGTGGGTCGTGTATTATTCTTTTTTCACCACAATCGTTATATGCCGTTATATACACCCCTTTCATTAATTTTTCGGCGAATGTTTCTTGCTCTGGAAGAGATCTCGTGGTAAGGACATCGTAGAGGAGCTTGAATAAATTGGACATTTTCTGGGTGCGGGGGGTGGTGTGAGTTTATACGGAGCGTGTAAAACTTCTTTCCAAATAAGTCGTTGGATGTCGGGGCACAGGGGTGCTGTAGCTTGCAAAAAAGCAATAGCAAACTCGTGTGAGTATACACTCACGTAAAAATCCATCAGTCGTCTTTGTTGTTAGTTTTCTCCGAAACGTCGGTTTCACTTAGGTCTTCTTTCTTCATTTTAGATATATACTCTCGCTTGAGTCTCAGCTGCTCGATGTCAATATCGAGCATCACGCGGCAGGGTGCGTCAATAATAGCAGTCTTTAGCCACTTGAATATATTGAGACTATATTGAGGGGTAAATTGCCAAAACGTATTACACATTGCGATAAAATACGTCTTACACTCAAACGTAATCGCGTTGACGAGTGCATTACCCTGCATATCAGGGGGTAGGGTGGGTTCAGACATGTCGTCGTAATCGGAAGTATTCATGTATTTTATTTTGTCTCAACATTTTTATATCTGTTTATCATTCGCAAAGTGTCAACGCATACCACACTCGCTAATGATGTAAAAAAAGTTAAGACAAGTTTTACGTTCATATTACATAATAAGCTTTTTTTCGTGACCAACACGTAAATCTGTATTGATCACAATTTTGTATCCTGCATCGGTGACCCGCTTAGAAAATGAAACATCCTCGGAGAAAATCTGTGAAACCGTCTTTCCATCAATCTCAAGCTCTTCCGTTGGGTAATTGAAGTACGGATACTTGATCTTTTCAAGTACTTCGCGAGTACAAGCCATAAATCCCATGCCCGAGTAAACTACTTCATGATGTTTAATATCTTTATCGAGCGTTTCGGGATCAATAAATTCGTATACACCATTTTTTATGAAATGTGCCAGGTCCCATTCCTTAACAGCTGCGATATATTTAGAATTAGCCATTCTATATATGCCAGAAATCACGGGATATTTATCCGTATCTTCAATAAGCTCGATAAGTTGCTTGGGTGTAAATATAATATCAGAATCGATCGTCACCCACACGTCGTAGTCAATCTTTCCATCAAACGGTTTTTGATCATTGCCGCGCATCGTGTCAAGACCCAATGTCATCATACGTGTGAATGGCACGTAAGCAGAGTAATCACTCGTAAGCGCAATTTTATATCCAACTTGTGTAAGCTTTAGCAGGGAATCCGACCATTGCATAAGAAACATACTCGAAAACTCTTTACCGGGAAATGCGATGACAACACTTTTCTTAGATTCCATTGTATTCATGTAAAGATTACAAACTTTAAACTACTTTCCTAAACGACTATGTACGTACTCACAGAATCTCTTGAGTTTGGGAAAGATTGTTTCTTCCCACATACACTCATCTCTCGTCAAAATCTCGGTGTGAATATCATCCTCGCGCTGTTCCTCAAATCTACACTCATCAACGTTAAGCATATGCATAAGTGTTTGGCATCTGACTTTATCGACTTCTGTTAATCCCCGGAAACGACTATCCGTGCGATCTGTCACGTCCACGACAACTAGTTTTCCGGATGAACCCCGAATCAATTTATCCGCATAACCCGTGAGAATATATCTCGTACCCTGGATGACGCAAATTTCTTGGGTGTAGTACTTTTTGTCATACATCTCACTGGCAACTCTACCTCGAAGGACATCCCTAACATGATCACAGATACACGATCGTTGGGTGTCTGCCAAATTCGTTTTTAGTCCAAGTTGGACGGATATAGCACTTATTTTGCTATCAATGTCCTTCATACGCCTAGACTGAAATCGTAGCGCGTCTGATACGATATTGTTCACGACCTCGTTTTCGTTTCGTATCTTCTCGACAAGTTTCCGACGACGAATACCATTGTCCGTTTGATCATAGTATTTACCGATTACGGTTTTAGCGACATCGATTGGTTTTTTAAACCAGGTCGCACCAGAAATGGCAGGAACATCTGATACGTTGATAACAATCGTGTCTATACCAATCGGATTGCACTGAAATTTGATATCGCGTACGACCGAATAGATCACTCCACACGCCCGAGAATCCTCCAAAGCATCGTGTGCACGAAATGTCTCACCGGTGATATGGTTGAACAGGGTTTCGCATCGATTATTTATAGTATCCAAAAATGCCGATTTAGCCATATCCAAGCTGCATACAAACTTCAGGTGTTGAAAAGGTTCAGTTGAAAGTCCGTATCTATAACATTCACCGAACAGGATGTTTTTGTCGAAGTTGGCGTTGTGAGCTACGAGCGTCGTAACTCGCGATTTTCTTATAAATGCCACAAATTTTTCATATACTTGCACAAAAGGTAAACCATATCGCTGAGCATGGCTATGTGTGATGCCATGTACATCCGTGGCACCAACCGGATCATCTTGATGTGAACCCAACACAAACCCATCGGGGTACACGATTGTATGTTGCGAATCAATCTCACGGCCATGTCGAGAAAATTGAATAGCTGCGATAGATGCCATTCTACACCCGCTCCATAATTGGTAATTTTCGGGAGTTACGGTTTCTACGTTTTGGGGTGGGCGGCCCGAAGTCTCGGTATCCCAAGCGATATAACCCATTGGTAAATATGATCTGTTTTCTTTATATTAAAGATCTAACTTAGGTACAAACTATTCATCAAAGTCATCAACGCACACGTCATCCATATTTTCCTCCTCGACTTCATCTTCTTCCTCTACGATGATGCCTTCATCTTCTTCGGGACCGTCATCATCGTCATCATCATCCTCGGGTAGATCACACTTTTCCTCGATGTCTTCTACCTTTTCTTCGGGTTTGGACTTCGCGGGCTTTCGTTTGGATGTTGTAGATTTGTCAAAGATCTTTTCAAGAATCTTTTCAATCTTTTTCGAGAACTCGACTCGCTTCTTCTGATTCACCGCAATTTGATCAAGGAATGCATTCGAAAATCCAGCAGCTTTGTAAGCCGCGGTGACAGTTTTAATTGGCGGCTTCTTACCCTTGGAGTAATAATTGTTCCACATCTCGAGAAAATGTGGTACAAGCTTAACCCGAACTTTTCCAGACTTGAGGATATTAAATTTCACATATATCTTATCCACAAAATCAAGTTCCGGTTCATCTTGAACATCGCGTTTTTTAGGAGGTTGTAACTCAGTAACCTCCGGGGCTTCAAATGGTACTCCATATTCTTTATAGTTTTTTTCGAGTAGACGTACGTACACTTCAGACGCCTGAATTGAGAATGATTTTTGTTTTTGTGGGCGGGGAGGTTCTGTTCTGAATCCTTTAACTATGTCAGCCAATACACCCGATGCAGTTTTGATGTCATAGGGTGTAGCAGGTGGATGAAAACGGCGAGCTGGTCGTTTCAACATTCTTACTTTTTCATTACAAATTTTCTAACTTAAGTCTAATTTATGTTCGCCCACACGCATAATCAAGTTCGCATCCGATCACGTGATGCGCCTGAAAGTTTTGAAGAGAGCTATACGGACCCCATAATTCAATAACTTTACGCTCCTTATCATACCAAATATACGCAAGCTCTAGAAACTTGGTGAGCCAATAAAAACGTTTCCCATTCTTTCCAATAAATTTGTAAAGCTCATTATCCGAATAAGAAGAAACATCCATCTCGCTGTAATGCGTGTTCGGCGGAGTGTATGGTGCCATCTTAGTCGTATAATGTTGATATTGTTTAAGTTCATTTATGCACCACATCCACATCCGGTGGTATATCCCTCCTTCTTCGAGCATTTGCAGTCTTTATCAGCAGCGCCACATTTCGCGCAATAGTGGCTGCGACCCGTCCACGTGTGGTAAAAACTCTTACCGTGGTGGTAGTTAGACGTGGTGACAGCTATAATTATAACGGCAATAATGACTACTATGAAGACCGTAGCGGGGTGGGGTAAATTCATTTACTCTACGTGGATATTTTATTTCTACGCTCACGATTTCTTCGACGTTTAGAATCGAGTAGCTGTCTCGAGTACATCTCCTTCTTACCCCCGCAACTATATCCTGAGCTAGCAGTAGCCTTATCGATCACGATAAGCACAACAATTATGAAAGCCAACAGAGAAACGCTACCTGTAAAAGCCTTCAAAAAATTCTTGTTCAACATGAACATCATCGGTCCTGGTATATGATAAGTCGATATATTTATTCAAACTCGTACTCTTGTTCGTCGTATAGACTTATCTCTGATTCCGAATCATCGTCTGTCTCCTCGCTGTCATATTCCAAATCGAAATCTACATCGGAATCAGTCAGGCAATCGTAATAAATTCCGTCGGCGCGCTTTACGTAGTCACCGGTATCTTCTAGTTCCGAAACGTCATAAAATCCCGATACAGCTTCTCTCGGAATTATATGTTGATCATCTGACCATTTATACGCATATTGATCTTCGTCATATGATAACGTAGACACTTTATACGAACTTCCACATACTTCGTGGATTTTGCATATTTCAGTGTAGCCATCAACGTATTCTACGTCTATAAGTTGACCTTCCATTAGTTGATAACGGGGTGTATTCTTAAAATAACATTTTTCTTGGATATAGGTATATGAACATTCCCCACGCTACACATCCCAATCAAGCAGCGATGTTCGATATTGATGATACTCTTATCGATTCGAGTACTAGTACTAGAATGGAAAATGTGTACGCGTTGTATAAAAGTCTGCAAAATAAGGGGTATAAAATGATCATTATTACTGCCAGACCAGGGTTTTACGAAAATGTTATTTATACGCAGGAACAATTGAAATCTCATAACATTTACTACGATGAACTAATCTTTACACCTCCTCCAGGTAAATCTGTCTATAAGAAGAATTCTAGGTACGAGTACATCGTTTCCGTCGGTGATATGGATACTGATTTAACCGATTCCGTATATGCGGTTAAGATTTCCAAGTAGAATTACAATTGTGACACGTAATAAATACGGTCATAGGTTCATCCGCTGATCTGGTCTGCATCTCATAGTACGTAGTCTTCCATCCTTTACACTTTCCACATTTAAACATCCCCTTGTAATCCGGGTCACTCATGATTGTTTTACCCTCTTTTTTCGTGGCCCTCTCTCTATTGAGGTCCATTTCCTTCGCCATGGGTCCCTCCGGCCATAGACAGTTCGGAGGGGTCTCTACGATCACCGCAGACTTCAGTTCACCTGATACAATACGTCCTTTGAGAGTTGATGAATTGCGCAGGCATTTTTGGATCTCTAAAAATTTTGACTTGTAGCGGTTCATATGCCTATGATTATCAGAAGCGGGTACATCTCCCAGTTCTGTAGATCGTTTGATGGCCCAGTTAAATATAGACTTTTCCAAGTTCACACACTTTGTATCATCTTTAGGAAGTTCGAGAAGTTCCGAAAAACGAGTGACAACAAATTCCCTGGACATTTTACTTATGATATCGAATTAATTAGTAGCGACTTAAGTGCGGCATGGGATTTCTCGCGCAGTCGTTGAATGACTCCGGGGAGCATCGGTTAAAAGGGTCAGTGGTCTGACTACGCTGATTAGATTCTTTCGTCACACCCCAGAAGGAATCCAACTCGTGCAGGGAATACTTTTCCGAGCACCATTCAATCAGTAAAACAACTACGATTAGCATGAATAAAGCGAATCTTAAAGAGATTTCCATATATTAATACCAACTATTTTATTCGTATACTTAAATGACGAAGGCTGTATTAATACACGAAGAGTTCGATGATATAGAAGAAATTGATATAGATATAGACCCCGTAAAAAATCAAATATTCAAAGTGTTACAGGGTCCGGCTACCTTCATAGGACAGTGGCCTGAACTGGATGTCGTGATCATGAAATGTGTCAGAGGAGGAGATCCGTGGGCTGAACGAGAACGAAATGCAAACCTTCTCCCACCCCCATTTCAACGTGAGCGTGTTTTAGGTAAAATTTTACTAATGCGAATGGACGCAGATTCCGAGCCACAAGATTTTACACTAAAAGAGTACAATGATTTTATTTTACAAAAGTCTCCGGAATAAACGCCGATCCACGCAAAACAGCCTGTGAATATTTCAACGCAAGTTGAAAGTGTATATCCGCCCAATCTAGAGGGCTCTTGATTTTAGCTTTACACGGATTATCATTGACCAATTGTACGATATCAATTTTTTTAGTGTTGGTCATGATATCATTCATCGCATCGTCAACCTTCTGTAACCATAGTACATGCGATTCGTTTGTGGGGTCGAACTTGGAGACGAACGACATTTTGTAATATACATTTACATATTCTTTAAACTGTAATCTAATCGTTCCCTGTATACTATCTCATCAACAACGGCATCGACATCCTGTCCAGTCATTCTAAACGACATGACATTATCGTATTCGAATGAATGACAGTAAAAATACTCTATACCAGACATGATTGATAATTCGTCAATGTCATCGCGGGTTTTGTATGTGATCTCCAACAAACTTTTATACACATCGACATCTTGGGGAAAATAATGGTCAGGCTTTATTACAGGAAGTGCTTGTACAGATAAGTTTACACATGGCCATTTTCCAAACTCGGCTCTATGCTCTGATATGTATGAAGCATAGTCATGAGCTATTTTATTATCCTTAAAACAAATGAATCTAGGCTTCGCTTTTGAATCGAGTATAGTCGCGGAACCAACGGTTTTAAGAGTAACAAAATAGAAATCGGTCATCCTTACTATACTTATAGATTAAAACCTTAAATCAATATATATGCAATTTCCGAAAACTCCTGGACAATGTAAATATCTTCGTGCACTCCAAACGTCAAAACCCATTACAATTGCAACGGGTCCAGCTGGTTCAGGTAAAACCATTCTAGCGTGTCAAGAAGCTTCTAGTCGTTTAGCTCATCGTCAGTACGACAGGATCATTTGCACTCGACCAATAGTAGCGGCAGACGAAGATCTGGGATACCTTCCGGGTGACATGGGAAGTAAGATGGAGCCATGGGCTATTCCTATGCTAGAATTCATTGAAAAGTACCTAACCCATAATCAGGTTCAATCACGCGTATATATAGAACCGCTCGGATTCATGAGAGGTAGAACATTTGATAATGCTTTTGTTATTGCAGATGAGATGCAGAATTCGACGCCTAATCAAATGAAAATGTTACTCACGCGTCTTGGTACAAATTCGAAGATGGTCGTTCTCGGTGATCTTCAACAGAGTGATCTTCACGTCCGGAATGGACTCGAAGATATAATTGACCGTGTAGATTGTTTGGAGATGGACCACTTAGAATATGTAGACATGTCTGACGACGACGTGTTGCGCCACCCAGCCGTATCAGAAATTTTGACTGTCTACAAAAATTAAATATACACATATATCAGAATGCAAATCTTCGTGAAAACGCTCACAGGAAAAACGATCACTTTAGAAGTTGAACAATCGGATACCATTGATAATATCAAGGCTAAGATCCAAGATAAAGAAGGTATTCCTCCCGATCAGCAGCGTCTCATCTTCGCGGGCAAGCAACTCGAAGATGGCCGAACCCTTGCAGACTATAATATCCAAAAGGAGTCGACGCTTCATCTTGTCTTACGTTTACGAGGCGGTGCGCGCATGACGGCGGATAGAATTCGTAGAATGCGAGCGACCGGGGAACGTCCTCCACCCCCGCCGAGAAGCAGTTCCAGTTCCAATTCAAACTCCAATACCAATTACAACTCTAACAGTAGCAGTAATAGTTTGGGATTGCGCCGCGCTGTGCGAAGAGCTTACGGCGATGGTCGCCAGATGCGTCTCGCGAGTGGAAATAACTCCATAAGGATTAACAACAATAACAATAATCTTCCCCAAATGGGAAGTCCCGTTGTAACCAGAAGTCCCGCTAAAACCCTAAAAAAAGCTAAAAGAGATCTCACATCAACGATCAAAAAGTATGTGAAACAAAAACGAGACTTAATAGCGATGAACGGAGGACCCGGTGGGCCGGGTCATCGATACTGGAACGAAAAGACGAGAAGGTGGAAGGTGATTGATAAGACTAATGTGAAGGGATACTACAAACAGAATTTCACGAATGCCGGGGCCGCGAAACATATAAAGAAAGATAGACGCGTGTTTCTTGGAGTAGACCTGCGCAATGGTAAGGTGCAGCACGTATACGACAGGGATGGTATTGCTAAACTTCTCGTGGATAGTGGAATGGCAGCTAAAAGTCCTTTGACACGTAAAAACTTCACACTCGATGATGTTCAGCCGTTTTAAATATATCAGTATAGTAAGATGTTCGAAAAATCACATAAGTATATTTCAACGTATATGATTCCATTAATGGGTATACTATATGCATCTCTACCAAAACTTAGAGGTAATTTAGTTCCTCACCTCATATCGATCATGATCATAGGGATTTATGAAAGATTTATTCAAACGGAAACATCGTTACAAACGCTTCTCGTCGTTTTGGGACATCTTTCAGTGCTTCTATTGATTACTACATTTAAACCTCTATCTAAATCGTACGGCATACCTGTAGACATTTTGTTACTCGCTATTGGTTTAGCGATCATAAAACATGTACCAGTATGGGAATATAAAATAACTAGAGAACAGTTAATGTATATGTATTTACTCATAGTTTCGGGTATACGCTTGACGTTTTAAATCTATACACTCGTTGAGGTGTTTTCTACATACTGCACTATACATATCACTTCCTCCTATGAGTTCCAATGTTCGATCCTCAACTTTACGATATGTAAACGGACCGGGTGTGCCATTGTTACACATCATACACAAAGCCGAAAGTTTAGTGACCTCCGATGCAAGCGGAATGCAATCGATCAGCTCTCCAAACTTTCGTTGAAACGAATCGCCATCCAAGCCGGCGAGAATGATAGTCTTATCCATCATCAGAACATTCTCTACAAACTTCTTCAAACGTGGAAAGAATTGTGCCTCATCTATGGCGATAATATCAGCATCATCAAATTCGTCCGTGTAAATAATATCAAATAGGTCGTATACCTTACGACAGTTAAATTTCACATTATCATGTGTCTTGAGTACTTCATCGGGTGATCGTGTATCCTTTGCGGAGTTTACGACAAGTATTTTTTTACCTATGACCTTAAGACGTTTCAGGCGACGAATCAATTCAGATGTCTTCCCCGAAAACATATTTCCCATGATAATCGAAAGTCCCATTTCCACTGATTATTATTATCTTGTATTTTTTATATGGGTAATATCCACAGGGCAGTCTTCAATGGGTATACCGGATATTACAATTCGTCTACAGGACGTGTAAAATTTAACGGTAAGATCTACCCGAGTATTGAAGTCGCCGTTAAATATCTTGTTAAAAAGTAAGATGAGGAATAAGAGTCTCGTGTTTAGTTGGTGGCTATGGGCTTTATCTACCCTGTACTATTTGGGTTTTAATCCCTATTCACCCCTACTGCCTTTACTATTAGCAATTGGAATCGCTGTGTACCTCGTATCTATTAGATTTAAGCGCGACTATCATTGGTCTAAGCAGGTAGTTATAATTGTGTTAGAAATCCTATTTGCATTTCTCAGTTACGTAAAAGATCCGAGTAGATCTCTTTTGCACGCGAATGATGCGATATTTAATTTTGTGGTGTTATTGATTTATCTTGTGTATGTTCATCTAAACGGTACAGATGTATATACACTGTACCTCAAAACGTTTCCAGAGTCTCATCGTGGGGAGACTTTGGTAGAACACATGAAGAAGCTTATTAGGCGACCCTGACATATACCGGGCGTTCTGTGCGTATAATCGCGAGTCCGATCTGTAAAAGTCTTCGTGCAAACTGTGTCTTTACAATTATTGTACTATGCTCTAGATATTTCCTCGAATTTGGTCTATGATGATCCAGAACACTCTTCATAGATAAAATCCGGCCCAGGGATAAGTTATTACATTCAGTAGTGTTAAACTCCATCATTACCTTTTCCTTCAGACTCCACGCGTTCGTGAAAAAATAGTTCAAGTGTATAGGTTTTGTACTATCAGTTATGTTTAAAGTGAACGTGTGCATCCTGTTCTATCTTTAGTTTTTAATTTCTTTATATATTGTAAGATGCCCGTTCGTAAAAAGTCCCCTAGCAAGATGCTTGCGTCTTTAGCCAAACGTCCCGATCATAACAAGATAAATAAGATCAAGAAACTCACCAACCTATCCAACCTAAAAACGAATCAGCAGCGGCGAGTAAACAATATTACACCCAAATTTCAACGATTATCTCTCCGCGAAAAACGTAACCACGAACTTAATGTCGCCAAGAACATTATTGAACGTGTGCGTAGTTCTAGTCCCGTTCAAAGACGCCGTGTTATAAAGATGATGCGCGAGTTAGGTTTCAAGCCACTCAATAAGCCCTAAACAAAATCTCAGGGAAATATAAGATGCCTCTCACCGATGCTCAGATTACCAGAAAGGTTGCGGAACTTCGTCGGACAAAGGGTAAACAGTACGCACCTCTCAAGTATTTCCGGGGTCTCAAGACTCTCGGTGAAGTCGAAACACGCTACACAAAGATGCTCAAGAAAGACTATAGACAGTTTAAGACAGATGAAGGTCAAAAAACGAAAACTTCTTCCTACACGCAAAAGTTTAGAAAACTGTATCCGGGAGTCAAATCCCTCCCTGAAATTGCTAAGGCTACTAAAATTCCTTTGAAAACACTGAGAACTATCTATAATCGGGGTCTCGCTGCGTGGAGAACCGGGCATCGTCCGGGCGCTTCTCCACAAGCGTGGGGGTACGCGAGGGTACATAGTTTTGTAGTTAAGGGGAAGACGTATTACACGGCTGATGCCGATTTGAGATGATATTAATTTATTTTTTATTAAAAGGGTTTTTACTAGTCAATGGACGGCGATTTAAGACGTTCCCCCGTATGCTTCGTCACGATGATTCGCTCATTCTCTCTATCAATCGCGACAGACCAAATGTTCTTGAGACGGTCATCCTTTCTGACACCCCAAGAATAGTTCTGCTGCAGTTCAAATTTCTTAACCAAATCATAGATGTTTCTCTTCTTGGAGCGTTCGGTCCTGGGTTCCACAATTTCGTGTTTCTCGTGACCATCCAGGTAATGAGGATCGAAATCGAGAATAATTTGTTTGATGTACTTCTCTTTGTCGTTCTTTGACTTCGGGATATGACGAACCCGAGCGTCTCGAATGACAAGAGGTATATATTGAGCGGCTGCGTTTATGCCGCGTGGAGCTTTCTTCTCGGGTTTAGGTAGTACACCGTCCATACTGGTCTCATCCATCTGTATGTTTCCTTCGATACACGTTTTCATCCTGGCTAGGTATTTATCCATCATTTCGTATAGTTTTTTGGTTATGAAAACAGTGTGGAGACGAGTGTAGTCTTCATGCCCGGCTGAACGGCTGCACAAGTGAATATATTCCACGAGATTATCCGAATCAACTTCATTGGTATAAAAAGCGTGTGTGAATGAAAATCCCTCGGTGTTGAACGTGACACCCCGTTTCAGACAATTATGTCCGGTGATTACAAGATTGTTATTGGGGTACAACTCATTATACTTCGAGAGTATATCCCGTAGTTCACCTTTGATATTGTACTCACGTTGAAATTCGTAAATTTCCTTTTCGGAGTATGTATCCGAATAGTGGTCTCGTATGTATAATTTTTTTTCCTTGCCATTGATCACAAGAATGTCGTATTTGTACTTATTCTGAAACAGTTTACGCATTCGTGTATGTGACTCAACTTTTACATCAGCCGGTGCGAAAATAATCTTTTTGCCGGGTTTTCGTGCGATTCCCTCTTCATCCATGAGAGTTTCAGCCGCTTCCGCAGAGTTCATGGTGTCATACTTTTTGTCGATTATTTTGCAGTTATTCATCAGAACGGATCTATACTTATCGAGGTTCGAACAACTGTAAAGTGTGCGACATTGATCTGCGTCAATGTAGTCTTCGTAAAGCGTTTTTATATAAGAACCCATAAATGTCGCGGAAATGTGCACCATTTCGTTAATGATGTAGTCCTTTTCGTCGTCCACCTTTTTGAGCCCATCCAGGAATTTAAAAATTTTAGGTGCATTGCGCTTATCGTCCGGCTCATCGAAGAAACAGTTGAGCTTAAACTTAAAAAGTTTGTTTCCATGCCAGTTCATACTGATATATTCGACCAATTCCAATACATCACTGAAACGTTTATGATGTGTGCACATCACAATAACGTTAGGAAGTTCGTCAACCGTCTTCGCGTGAAAGACTTTATGGATGACAGAGGATATGTTACTGTGATGCGCGTCTTTGCAACTCCCAAGATTCCAAACCGTAATCTCGTTTTTATCCGCCAGTCGTTTCGTCCATTGGTTCGACTGAACGATACTGTTATCGGTGAAGACAAGATTTACCGTGTGAATAATTCGAGGAGGGTTTTCATCGGTCCTGTTCTCGAACTCGTGGTCTGTCAAAGCCAGCCATGGCGTCATATTACTGAGAATTTGCATGATCTTCTCGATAGCCTTTTGCGTCTTCCCACCGGGTGCTTGTGGAACACCTGCAATGAGTGTCGTCGGGAATCTTCGTAAGAGCGCCGTCGCAAGGATAGAAGGAATAGATTCAATAGAATCACTCGTCATTCCAGCACCGCCTTTGGGGAGAGTTGTGAGCATCTTTTTTGTATTATTGTTTCGTGGAAAATCTTTAAGTTACTTTTTACACGAAAGTTTTTCGTGTAAATTTAAAATACACGAAAAATGTTCTTTAACTTAAGTTTATTTTGTTAATATTTCTCATCATCGTTTAGAATCGTTGCTATCCAATATAGCTTTAACTTTATATCCAAGTATCTCGGTAAATCTGGTTGGAATAGTATTCCCAAGATATCTCCATGTATTTTTCGCATCTTTCTTGTCTTTGCTAAGGTAAAAATTGTCATCGAATCCCTGTAACTTCTTGGCATCTTGTATCGTGAGACGGTACTCTTTTCCATCTACCATATACCCATCCCAATTCTGTTTACTCGTTATAGGAGAACGCCCCCCTCCACACCGGATCGTGTACGCGTGCCTCTTTTCAAAGTTTTTACCGAGATACTCTTTCATCGTCACGTCCTTCTCGTACTCCTTAAGGTCAAAAATGTCGACATTGTGAGTAATATCGTTCCTGACACAGACCATGAATATACGTTTTCTCATCTGTGGAAGTCCATAGTCTGAACATTTAAGGACTTTATGATGAACTGTGTACCCTTGTTCTTGGATCATTTCACATATCGTCTTAAACGTGTTTCCCTTGTCATGAGACTTTAGAGCGGACACGTTTTCAAGAACGACAACCTTAGGTTTAGCCGCTTCCATTAATCGTATAATTTCCAAAAAGAGTACACCTCGTTCATCACCGAATCCATCACGCTTTCCCGCATTTGAAAATGGCTGACACGGAAATCCGCCACATAGTACGTCATATTCGGGAATATCACTCGGATCAATATCATAGATATCCCCGACCGGTTTCATACCGTAATTCTTCATGTACACGTCGTGTACAGTCTCGTCAATGTCAGAAGCCAAAACACATTCCCATCCCATCTTACTAAATGAATAGTGAAAAGAACCAATACCACAAAAAAGATCTACGAATTTACGATTCATATATGGGTATATACTTTATTTTTTAAGTTGTAACCACTCATAAATATGAAACGTTTCTAATTATATCACGAGTGCGTCCATTGTAAATAGTTAAGAGTTCATTTTGGTAAATAGTAGGATAGATTTAAAGAAAATGACCTAATAGAATGCATGACGTATCGAGTCGGTGATAATCTAGAATTATTGAAAGAACTGGACACCGAATCGATAGATATGATATATATGGACCCTCCGTATAATACTGGGCGTAATTTTTATTACTTTCAGGATAAGTTTGCCAATTTTCCCCTTTTCATGGAGGAAAGAATTAAGGAATGTCATCGTGTAATGAAAAAGGATGCTAATATAATCATTCACGTAGAACCACGAATATCACATCATATTCGTAACATATGCGATAAGTATTTCGGGGAAAAGAGTTTCAAAAACGAAATTGTATGGACGTCCGGTGGTAATGCGAAGAATAAACATCAACTCGGCCGGAACCACGACACTATCATCGTGTATGGAAAAACGCCAAAATCAAAATTTTTCCCACTCTATAAATCGTACGATGAGGAATACTTAAAAAAACTCAAATTATGTCCATATAACAAAAAATACTATTCAACATCAGCCGCACACAATTCCCAACCTGAAGTCAATCCAAGACCAAATTTAAGATACGAATGGAATGGGCATCAAAAACAGTGGTACGTTTCGAAAGAAACGATGGAAACTCTACACAATGAACACCGCCTCGAGTATAACAGTAACGGGATTCCACGAATTAAGCGATTCGCAGACGAAATGGACGGTGTTCCCGTTCGGGATACATGGGATGATATATCATCGATTCAGAATGGCGAAAAAACAAAATACGCCACACAAAAACCTATCAAACTTCTTGAGCGAATCGTGTCTCTTTACAGCCAAGAAGGTGATCTGTGTCTAGATCCATTTGCTGGTTCCGGGACACTTGGTCGGGCGTGTATATCGTTAAAAAGGGACTTTATTCTCATAGACATAAACTCAGAGGGGAAGACGGTGTTTGAGGAAACGATCTGCGGATGACTCTTCGAGTCATCTCGCCATCGTCATACCGCCGACGCACAGCTACTGGCACTCTCGTCACCAGCTGTCCACGCCTAGTTGAGCTGAGCAACTCATAAGCCGGAACAAGACATTTTCTAGAGCCTGTCAGACCGAAGTTCGGTCCGGGTACAAAAACTACCAGTAGGTCAAACTCGTCGGCGCGATAGGCAACGTGCCCGGTCGCGTTTGTATCCTGATTCGCGACAGAGTTCCGCCGCGTCGTTTCTAGATGCCAATCCCCCATTCGAAACTTCACCTGGATACGTGTCCCGTGCATAGTTTCGATAATGTCATACGACTCCCCTGACACACACTTCATCTCAAGACCAGTTTGGCCAACAAGCCAATCACGTACGGCGATCTCTGCCATAGGTGCTAAAAACTTCCCAATATCTCGATGCTGCCTTGGGTCCAAAATCGCAGAAATGAGCCATTGCTTCACGATGGAGTCGTTGTCGCCACACCATTCGGTTGCAGCAATCTCAGCTTGTTCACGTGTGATACTCATCTTCAGTGTTACTTATAAGTATAATCTTTAGAGGTCCGACTTAGGTCTGTTTTACTAAACCACAAAAACCACGGAAACCACGGAACCACAACAGAAAGTAATTTTCACGATCAGTCATGTTTAAAGATTTACCCACTCATTTAAACATGACCGACCGAATCTCTTGGAATGAGTATTTCATAAAAGCCGCAGAACTCGCATCTGTTCGCTCTCCGTGTGAACGACTGAAGGTGGGGTGTGTACTCGCAAAAAACAATCGTCTTATTAGCATGGGCTACAACGGTTTCTTGAGTGGTTCCGAACATGTTTCCATCGTGAGAGATGGTCACGAACAAGCCACGATTCACGCAGAAATCAACGCAATAACGGATGCAGCGAAACGGGGTGTCTCCGTTGACGGTGCGACCGCATATATTACACATTATCCGTGTCTCAATTGTTACAAAGCATTAGCAAGTAGTGGAATCAAGCATATCTATTACAAAACAAATTATCGCGATGATCCGGTTATTAGAGAATTGGGATATGAAATTTCTCTATCAAAGTTATGAAACGTGGCGCCGTTCGTTAGCCTCCGGATCAGCCTGCGCAGGATCATACAGTAATCCCCTCACACGCTTCACTTGAGATGTTTTCTCACGTCTCACGCGAGGTTTCTCTACTTTCGGTTCATATGGAATAGAAGAATGATGCAGACAGATACGAACCTTTCCGTCGGAGTTACGTTTATATCCAAACGTATATTCAACCTCTGAGATCTCTCCGGTTGTCGCACATGTAAATTCGTATGTACCCATAGCGATTGCTACTTGGTCGTGATAATCGATTTGGTGATTATCAAATACAACTCGACTGAACCCCTTCTTGGCGTTAATCGCGAAACCCTGATCTTCTTTGTATCCATCTATCACCGAATCATGACCCACGAAATAAGACATAGCGTCATTCGCCGTCGGGCGAAATTTCTTTTCGGAAGCCTTCGTCGGTTTGAATAATACCTTGGAATGATCGTATCCATAAAGTTCGCCAGCGCGTTCACTCGCGAGACTCACGTAATCCTCTCCAGAGAGATAGGAATTAGAGATGTCTACGATAGATTGTGCCCAAAAGTTCTGTGCATTAATAACATCATCTTTTGTCACACTACTTTTAGAAGAAGGCATTTTCACCGATTTTGTTTTTTTAGGACTGAACCCACGAGCAGAATTAATCTCCGTATCATATTGGTCTGGGTCAGAAATAACGCGGCTAGTAGATTGAAGGATGTTCATTATAATATAAATGTAACCGTTTCTTTTAAATACGTCTTTCACAAAAAGTAAAAATATGAACAATAAATAAATGCCGTGCCCTATTTGCACAGGAGCCCTCATTTCCAAAGCTGCACAAGGTATAGCCGCACTAGGAGCAGTTAAACATGTCAAGGACCGTAAGAAACCCAAGCCCAAGAAAAAATCTCCCCAAAAGTAAATGGTTCATTTAGAACGAATATATGAAGAAATACGTGTATTAAACATAAAAGACGAAACCTTGCTCTCGTTTCGTGTTTTTGAAAATTTTATAAAACGGCGTCAACATTTTGACACTATCAAGATGGGATTCTTTCCCGATCGTGCGTCGTTGACCGATGAAGAAGATACGGAATTGAAACATCTAACCAGGTACTTCAAAACTCTAGAAGAGTTATTCCCCGAGATCTCAGCCAAGTGGCATGCTCGAGTGCGTTAAAAAGTGCACTCGTTTAAAGAAAGCGCGCCAAACTATTTTAGATATGCTAACCTTAGCCAATCCTGTTATCACTCCACGCATGGGTTTACCCATAAAACGTCAACCTGTACGCTCACGCAAACCTATTCGTTCCGTGAAAGTACAGGCTTCTATGATTCCACCTGATTCGATCGACTATGCACAATTTCAAGTCGTCGCATGGGTACTTCCGATGACAATCGCCGGTCGTCTTATGAAAATGGAATACCCTGAAATTGCGTCCGGGCTTGTTCTCATGGCAGTGACTAAATCCATTCTTAACGCCGCCGGAATTATCCACTATTAAAGATTTGGCGGGAATGAAAACTAGAATGTTATCGCTCACGCAAACGCACTTTATTCGACCAATGGTTAAAATTCGCGCCAAAAAGGACGAGTTCGTTGAACCTGCAGAAGCTCCGGGTGAGGGTAAACGCCGCGAACCCGACGTCACTGACAAGACACCCGAAGGTATTCCCCCTCCTACGAAGCATCCTATCAAACAGAAGATCATGGAAATTTTTAAAATCAAGGAGATTGATTATAAAAAGTTCAACGAGGAAAATAAATGGGCCATTCGACCTAACAAGAAGAAGTAATTATCTTCCCATTTCGATCTAAACCCTTTATCTTGAGTTTACCATCTTTTATTAATTGAAGAATCTGTTCTCCTACCTTTTCATTATCACGCCACGCCTGATCCTGTTTTGGGTCGGCGGGGAGTTTCGGCATAAATGCCATGAACGCATGCATTTTCTTTTCCATGGTGAGTTCTCTGTCTTGGAGGATTCGCTTGACGTGGTTAGGAATGTTATCTATGTTCATTGGATTTATATAAAGCAACTTCTTTAAACTCGTGTTCATCATCGTCGTTCAAAAATAAGACCTAAGTTAAACCAACATAAAGCATATACACAATCTATACACAAACGATGATGCGCATCTCTTCTGTCACCGATTACATTCTCAAGCTCGAGAAGCTTAACCAAGAATCCCGCGAGAAGATCGAATCTCTCAAGGAACTTTTTCTCAAGTCTGAAGAAGAGAAAGTCAGGGCTCTCAAGGAGCTTAATGAGCTGAAACAAAAGCCTACCGTCAGTCATGTTACACTCGTTCCCGATGAGACCTGTCCCATCAACGAAGAGATTGCAAACCATCTCATGCTCATCTCTTTGAAAGAGTCTGACGTATACAAGGCTCGCGCCTACAAGAACGCGGCTGCTATCATCTCCAAGCTCACGTATGAGGTGACTGATGGCGTCTCTTGTGCGAAACGTACCAAGGGTATTGGTCCTTCGATCGCCGCCAAGATTGACGAGTTCCTCGACAATTATTACAACTCCGATGATGATTCGGATTATGATTCTGACGCGGAATCTGTCGCATCCAACGACACCGGATCTTTCTGCAGCACCGATACCGAATCTGAAAGTGTTGAAGAAATTGACACGAACGAATACATCGCGGACGAACTTGAAAAGCTTGCCGTTCTTGAATCTAAGCGTGGTGAGGATCCTTACCGCACCCGCGCTTACATCAAGGCTGCTAATACTATTCGAGGTATTGATTTTGAAATCACATCTGGATCCGATGTGTACGAAGGAGATAAGAAGCTTCCTGGTATTGGAAAGAGCATCGCTCTCAAGATCGACGAGATCCTCCAAACCGGAACCACTAAGCGAACCCTGGAACTCACTCGCTAAACCCAGCTCACTTTCGATGAACACTTACGACATTTTGGTCGTTTTGAGAGACGATGTAATACATAAAAATAAAACATAGCAACGCCTATTGGAGAGGGCATCCTTGTAATGAAATGATATTTTTTATAATTTTTCGTATGAAGAAGCATCTTGGTATTCATCTTCCACTGTGAGATCGTTATATTCAACTTCCCTATTTACATACGCACCAGAACTATCCTTAATCATCATATCCCTGATAGTTTCGTACAATACAGATGTCAAAGCAAATTTATACGCTAGAAAACCTACAAAAGTTGCTCCATAATCGAAGTCGAAGCTAAACGGTGCATTATTCCACATGGTTTCGAATATAGCGGTGGCTACGGGTATAAGAATTTGAGTTTGCATAGGAGAATTCTCTAGCTCGTCCACGTATTTTGTGAGCGTTCCCAAATATGCGAGTGAAGATGCGACACCCAAACTCGCAGAGACCCCTTCCGCTGCACCCTGAGTGATGAAATAACTGGTTACGATAGCAGTCCCATAACCTGTAGTAGCGTTACGAAGTTTCGTTTTCAATTTGTCGTAATCGGTCACTGGTTTAATTACAGGTTTGGAAGATGCTAATATGTAACTCATATATTTACGGTTCGTTTTTTCTCTTTAGATACTTAAAAGAATGCGTCTAATATAGAACATGTCTGGATGTCCGAGTGGTCTAAGGAGGACGACTTAAGATCGTCTGGTGTTTCACCTCGTGGGTTCGAACCCCACTCCAGGCAACTCGTTTATACGACATGTTAACTCTACATTAACTTGTCGTATAGATCTATATCATAGGATATTAGAGGATACGTTCTTTAACTATCTATGATTCCCAAGGTCATTCACAAAGTCGTCATAGTAGACGAGGGTAAAATGCCTCAATTACCGGAAGGAATAAAAAAAGCTTTTGAAACGTGGTTTCGGATGAACCCCGGATACAAGGTTAAAATATACTCTGGCGAAGATTGCGTCGCTTACATTAAGGAACATTTCGACACCGAAATACTAGAAGCGTATAACACCCTTGAACCATATGCATATAAATGCGACCTCATGCGACAACTCATCATGTACCAAGAAGGAGGGTGGTACTCTGATATACGCCAGGAATGTCTATCACCTATAGAAAGTTTGGAAAAACTGGGTAAAGAATATTACACGAGTGTAGACTGTCCCCCAAATCAAATGTGTATGTACAACGCATTTATCGGGTCAATTCCAAAACATCCCATATCTAAAAAAATGATCGAACTCATTCTTTGGAACGTGCGTCAAAGACATTATGGTTTGGACTGTCTTTACACGACTGGTCCAGGTGCGTTCATGAACGCAGCTATTGATTATGTTCGAGCATACCCGGAAAAGTGTATGATCGGACAACACACATCAGATGAATTTGTCGAATTTAGTGGTATCAGGTTTATCAAGTGTAAGTATAATAATGCGCGTGGAGCGGATAATACCGATATGAAAGGAACGAATGACTACGGTGATATGTGGAGAAAACGAACCGTTTACAAAGTGTGCCAATAGTCGAGACGTAAATCTACACGGCTCGTATCTGTCGCATAATCTAGACCTTCGACTGGAAAAATACCGGGTTCAACCTCTTTTGTATCTACAAGATCGTTTCTAACAAACGAACATTCAAAAACTCTAGGAAAGTTACCATCTAACCATGGTTGCAGAGGTGCATTTGTTCCGTGAACGTGTACACATGTAAATTTTTCATTTAATTTTTTGAATACTCTATCGATTAAACTTTCAAACTGTACGATATTAAAAAACAGATGAAACTCAATGACGAGTTGTGAAAAATTGTCTATGTACTTAAAATCTTCAAAAAGAATCCATTCGTGTCCCTCGATATCAATCTGCCCCAAAAGATTTTTACTTTCAGTATGTCCATTCTTTTCTACATGATGATCTATGGTATCCATATTATGCGTTTTTGTATCACTCACACCTTCTTTGAAGAAATGGATAAAATCAGGTTTATCTGTTATACCATCAATTGTGTGATCATACACATAGCATTCCTTTTTGTAAATATCATAAAAATGACGCTCAAATCCGGTTTGATCGTTAGATCCATAACTATACAAGGCGTCATATCCGGGTAAATCCGCTACAACATACCCTCCGTCGTGGTTATCGCCAATTCTAATCTTTTTCAGGTTTGTTTTGTACGGAACGACATGTCTTTTTAATTTTTCACATACCCGAAGATAACTTCGTTCGAATTCGGTCATTAATACTAAATATTTTAGATATATCTTTAAATACGATTTAAAGAAGAATAAGTATAATATGTTATGAAGCTTTCGTATGCCGTCACGGTGTGTAACGAATCGAGAGAACTTTATTCATTAATCGCATTCTTAAAAAAAGTAAAAGATCAGGAAGATGAGATTAACATTCTTGTAGATTCGTTACACGTAACACCGAATGTTCGGGATGTTATTGAATTTTATAAAGATGATATAGTAGTGAATGAACGCGATTTTGATGGAGATTTTTCAAAACATAGGAATTTTCACAATTTCAAGTGTACGGGTGACTATATCTTTCTCATAGACGCGGATGAAATGCCCCAAGAACTCTTGATTAAGAATATCAAACCCAATATAGAACAATCTGGCGGTGATGTCTTCATGATTCCTCGAATTAACATTCATCCAGGTTCAACAAGAGAATGGCTCGACGCATGTAACTTCAGAGTGAACGAAGTTGGATGGATCAATTGGCCCGACTACAATTGTCGCATCTTCAAGAATGAACCCACAAAGATTCGTTTCACAAACAGTCTCCACGAGAGTATCACGGGGTTTGAAAAGAGAATCGTCATCGAAGCAAAGCCTGAATTTGCCATCTGGCATATCAAGTCCGTAGAAAAGCAAGATAACAGGTGGGAAGATGGGAGATATGTGGTACCAGGTGAAAATAATCTATATGATAAACTCATGTAATAGCAATACCAGGGAGACTTTTTTCTCGACATACAATAAAGATGAAGTTTTCTCAAGATATGGGTGTAACTGCCCTCATGGGTATTGCTATTCTCGCCGCGGTCACGTTTTTCGTGAATGTTGTGGGTATTAAGCATTACAACGAATGTGACGCTATTCGCGGTGTTGATAAGTTTGAGAACCGCAAGGTGTATCTCACTCAGCTCATAACTATCGTGATCACCGCTGCGGCGACCCTCGGTCTTCGTAAGTTTATTTCTACCCCGGGCATGTCCGCGGCTGGTCCCATGATGATCGTCGGCGGCGTTCTTTTACTCGTTTCCGCTGTTTTCGTGTATCAGCTTCTTAACGCTGACAAGGAAGCGTGCAAGCCCAAGGATTCCGAGGTTAATTATTCCATTACCGGCATGGCTTTCGCGAGTTTTATCATCCTCGCAGGTTTAGCTACTGTGTACATGGCGTATGCTAAGAAGGGTCCCGCCGCGAGCAACGTGAATGTCAACGCCGGTGCGAACGCCGGCGCCAACGCACCGCGCGCGGAGGCGTTCACAGAAGCGTAAAAATTTCAATTAAATAGTATGGAACTACATGAAGCTACGTATATAGTGTGTATGCTTATAGTTCATGTAGTACGAAACGTGGGGAAACTCTCGTTGGAAGAAAAACTCAATATTCTTCAGTACGCATTCTCCCTTCTGCGCTCTCTCGATTTGAGTTCGTGTAAGATATACAGTTGCACGAATAAACCGAGAATCGAATATACAACCGAATAATTAGCTCCTATTCTGTATTGGTACGTTGTCCAAAGTATACTGGCAACTATACCCGAATACAAAAGAGGATACGTGTTCACATCAACCTTCTCCTGTTTGATAGTAGAAACCCTAAACATCATCTGTGCAACACCTATAGAAATCGCACTCGTAGCGATGAGTCCGTCAGTAGTCACCATTTATATAGTTAAAGATTTTAATGTAGGTTTATACAAATGGAAAACATTTTGAAGTCGTACGCTACCAAGGGCAAGGATAATGAGAAGATCGTGAACAAGATTACCCGTCTCGTAAACAAGTACAAGAAGACCGGTATCAACAAGGAGAACATCTGTGGACTCGTTTCTACTCTTATGATGGATGTTCAGAGTATGAAGGGTCTCGTCGGACCCGAAAAGAAGGATCTCGTCATTGACCTTATTTACTCCGTCATCGAGCAGATTGACGCGGGGGATGAGGACTCTGAACTTGAGACTGTTTTGAAGACCATGGTGCCTCCCATGATCGATAGTTTTTCGGTCATGCTAAAGGTAAATAAGGCTTGCGCTTGTATTAAGTTTAAATGAAGTTCCCGAACCTTGAAACCATGGTAGCATATGGGATATACACCATCCGTGATCTCATGATGTACTCACACAATAAACTCAAAAAGCGAAACATAGTACCCCTGAACGAATGCAAATGTTGTTCGTTCGTATATGCAGGTGATACATGTCTAAATTGTTCCACTTCCACTTCTAATTCTTTGGTTTAATAACCAACCCCAAAACAGTTTCCAAATTGTTTTGATCTCTCTTAAGCGGTTTTGCACGTTTAAGGCGTAACGGTTCATTTGTTCCCGTCGCGCCTTTTATTTCGTACATCTTATTCGTAGTATTCGTAACGGGTATAACTTTATCCACTTCCGGTTCTTGAATCACGTCTGTATTCGCATTTGTATCGAGGTCCGCATTTTCTCTAAACTTTTCTATCGTCAGGTCACCGCCAAATTCTATGAGTCGCTGTCTCTTGGGCGCTGGTTTAATGCGACCAATTTTACCGTACATTGCCTTTCGCAACATCACCATATTACCGCATATAATACTCCCCTTGCTCAGGCCGTATGTTTCGAGTGCGTACGTTTTCATACAGCTCCAAGAACAAAACTTACCAGCGACTACAAATTTGTTTTGTCTTTCATCGTGTTTAGTTGGTAATGCCAGGGGGTCACTTTCAAAATTATGACAGCACCACCAGCACCAAGACATGATTAGTATCCGTGATGAATCTTTAAGTATTATTTTTTTATATGGCTATATCAAAGAGAGGAGATGAGGGCCGCTCGTATTGGGATATTTATCATAATAATCATAGTCCTCATTCTCCTTGGACAAAGTGTGAGAAATAGAACCGTTTTGAAATATGATCCATCTACGAGGCAGGTTGTACAGGTGCCTAAATCCGAATTAGGTAATTCGGTCGAGGTGTTGCGCCCCGCTTCCGAAATTGTTGTCGAAACACCCGAAGAAGTTGAGGAGCGTCTTACTAATACACTTACTGATGCAGGTATCGACCCAGGGGAAGTTAAAGATGAAATTAAAAAATCTGTACGCGAAGCTTGCGTATTCCCGGCTCATCCAGAATTAGGGTGTTATGGGGAATATGAAGATGATCCAGATAATCCCGGATGTTGTAAATTGAAACCCGGGGCTAAACCCGGTTTCAATGAAAAGATGGAATTAGCTAAGACACTCGGTACAGAACTCGCGGTTGGTATTATCGTAGGCGAAGTTATCGAACAGGGTTTGAAAAGGGGCACTGGAAAAGCTACTGAAAAAGCGACAACAAAAGCTACTCAAGAAGCCCTCGAAAAAGGAGGTGCAAAGGCTACTCAAGAAGCCACCGAAAAGGCGACTGCAAAGGCTACTCAAGAAGCCACCGAAAGCGCTGCTAAGGGTGGTGCCGCGACCGTCAAAGGTGGTGCCGCGACCGTCAAAGGTGGTGCCGCGACCGTCAAAGGTGGTGCCGCGACCGTCAAAGGTGGTGCCGCGACCGTGAAAGGTGGTGCTACGGTTGCCAAGGGTGGTGCCGCGACCGTCAAAGGTGGTGCTACGGTTGCCAAGGGTGCTGCTGTGGGAGCGAAAGGAGCGGGTGCAGCTGCTAGGACTGCAAGAGTTGCGGCGGCGGGAGTTCGGGCCGGTGCAAAGATGGCAGCTGCTGGAGCGAAGGCGGCGGGTAAAATGGCTACGAGATTGGCTGGTGGTCCAATTGGTGCGGTAATGTTATTATTCGATGCAGTGTCTATAACTCTTGATTTACTCGACGTCGACGGCTATAACAGTTATACATCACAGGGTATGATAGATAAGGGTAAACGTGCGATAGATCATGGAGAGTACGAAGCTATAGGAAATCACCCTGATATTGATTTCCCCCGTCTTTTCCCTTTATATGAATTCTGCCCGGACGAGTATATAATGGCGCTAGAACTTACTTTCATGCAAATGTTCGAACAATACGCAATACCGGGGATGGGGTTGGATCCAGTCATAAGCCCGATATGGGATAAGTACTCGACGGAAATTGTTTTGGCGGGGGAAAATGGTACCGAGGAACCAGAATTACCAATAGAAATTGAGAATTTCACCGTCCAAACTGTATCCAAATATCATAAGGAACGTGATGTGTTCATCTATGAAAATCTAAAAGAGCTTCTCGAACCAGAAAAGTACGAAATGCTCGAACTCGTTGAGTGGGCAAGTTCTCCGAATAGAGAAGGTATCACACTTACCCGAGATGGTGCGGCAACGTGGAATGCGGCATCCCGTGATATCTGGCTTCAACATAACGACTTTTTCAAACCACCTCCACTCGAAATCGAATACGTCAACCCCACGGCGGGTGTGTATACAGATCGTGTGTATATCACTGATCGCACGAATCCTGGAGACGCAGATAATCCCAATACAATTGAGGTACCATTTTCAGAGTTACGCACACAGCACCCTCAAGGCGAACTCGTTTTCCCCGACTACCCCGCGGGTGCGAAGATGGTCATCGCAGCGGATTATGGTGGTTTAGTCGCATTCTGCACGAAACGCCGTCAACTCGCGGGAATTTCTAATGTCATCGATCCTGCACAATTAGGAGTGACGTTTGATATGGATAGAGGTGTCTGCAATTTTACGAAGGAATATTGTCGCCGATACGGTATGGAATATAAAAATAACGACTGCAATACGAACGATGCACAAAAGTTCTTTGAACTTGTTTTGGGTACGACTATCACGCGCGCCTATAAGGAGGAGTTCATGAAACAAGCTGATGACTTAATGTCCGGGGATCCAGTAAAAATGATGAAGACTGCAGCATTTTTGGCTCCGTTGTTAGTACTGGGACCGGGGGCGGGATTAATGGCGGTGACCGGTAAACTAATCACGGATGTCACCCTAAAGGAGATCTTCGAGACGAAAGCGAAGCGTACGAAACCCGCGAACGTGCGCGATTGCAGTAATTTCGGTGCAGGACTTCGCGACGACGGAACGAGTTGCTGGCAAGATACCATACCGAAAAGGTCTTCTATGGCAAAAAAGAAACCCTGTTCCGACTGGCATGATAAACACGGTAAGCATTTACGCGACGACGGTACGAGCTGCTGGAAGGATACGATTCCTATTACATCTGCTCCCACTAAGAAGAAGTCGTGTGATGAATGGTCTCACAAGTATGGCCGGGGATTACGCGATGACGGTACGAGTTGTTGGCGTGACACCCTGACTAAGAAGTCGTCCATGGCCAAGAAGAAGCCATGCTCCGACTGGGCTGAAAAGCATGGTAAGGGGTTACGCGATGATGGTACGAGCTGCTGGCGTGATACAGAAACTAAGAAGTCTCGTCCCGCTAGAAAATATTCATGCGCCGGTCCTAAATCCGATGAGTACCCCGAAGGTGAATGGAAGGCTACGTACGGAAATTTGCGTGACGATGGTACGAGCTGCTGGTCGGATACGTACGCGAAGAAATCGTCCATGGCTAATAAATTAAGCTGTACGGATCCGAGACTTGGAGATGGTACTAACCCTCCGTATGGAGGACGTCTGCGCGACGACGGTACGAGCTGCTGGCTCGATACGTATGCAAAAAAATCGTCTATAGCGAAAAAGAAGAGCTGTAGTGAGATGGGATATGGTGGCCAGCTTCGAGATGATGGTACCAGTTGTTGGTTAGACGCTTATGGACGCGGAGCTGGTGTACTCCCAGGATGTGCCGATGACGAAGAGAAGGATGGCGCTCTTTGCTATCCGAAGTGTAAAGAAGGGTACGATGGCGTCGGACCCGTGTGTTGGCAAAAGAATTGCCCTTCCGATAGACCTATTAAACGAGGTCTCATGTGTTACGAGGATTGCAGGAATAGAGGCCCAGAATGGTTTAACGGTTCACTCCTCGAGTGTGCGGCGTGTAACAATGAGTGGAAATCCGATGGATTCTTAGGATGCAAAAAGCCTGGTGGTTGGAAACCGGCTTGGCCGTATCGCAAACCACGTGACCAGAAAGGGTTTAATAGTTATGGTAGAGGTGTTGGAAAACCTTTACGCGTCTGCTCGGGAGAGAAATCTGAGAAGGATGCCGGTTTATGTTACAAGCCGTGTAAAGAAGGATTTAAGGGTGTTGGTCCTATGTGCCATCCGAAATCGGGTGCCGGCATCAAGAAAACACTCATGGATCGTCAGTATTGCGGACCCAGCTCCACCCGCCCCGGTGAGAACCGTGAAAAGATCGCCGGTGTCTGTTGGGATAAGTGCATGGACGGTGATAAGGATATTGGCGCTCTCTGCGAACCGAAGGGTGGTCCCGGCATCAAGAAGACGCTCATGGATCGTCAATATTGTGGACCCAGCTCCACTCGCCCCGGTGAGAACCGTAAGCTCGTCGCGGGTGTCTGTTGGGATAAATGTAGAGAAGGTGATAAGGATATCGGCGCTCTCTGTGAACCTAGTCATGGTATTGGTATTAAAAAGACGTTATTCGACAGGTATTACTGTGGTAGTGGTGATAGAGCCGACGCGGGTAAGTCTCATAAATCTAACGAACGCAGTGATCAAAAAGAGGTTGCCGGTGTGTGTTGGGACCGATGCTCTAAATTCAAAAATGAGAATGGAGTTAACTACACCGATATTGGCGCTCTTTGCCACCCCGAAGGTGGACCGGGTATTAAGGTGCCCGTGTGGGATCGCGAAATTTGTGGACCCAGTTCATTCCAGCCTGCCATATGCAAGGCGTATGAGGCGAAGGAGTGGGCGACACTCTCATCAGCACTGCGTGACAAGGGTGAGTCGGCGCTCGCCGACAAGGCGACATCCGGCGTCGTGTCCGATGCGGAATTCAAGCGAATGGGTGAAATCTTAGATTGCCCTAAAAGAAGGAAGCTCGTGGCAGGTGTCTGCTGGGATAGGTGTCCCCAGGAAGACGTGTACGGTGTCAAGTTTACCGATATTGGTGCTCTTTGCCACCCCGAGGGTGGGCCGGGTATTAAGGTCACGGTGGATAAACGTGAATACTGTGGTCCTATGGCGAATCAACCCAAACGCTGCGAAGATCTTGAATCTATGGATGTGGAGCGTATTACTAAGATGCTCGATGAACGCGGTGCAACGGATTTAGCCACTCGTATTCGTAAGAAGGCATCCGAAACGACCGAACCTGTTCAACAGTGGATTACCAGGTCTCCGGGTGTCGATGCCAAGGGCAACTCTCTTAAGTCTCTTTACCAAGAAGCGGAAGAGAAGAGTGAATGTCCTGTGAGGAGAAAGCGTATTCTGGGTGTGTGTTGGGATAGATGTCCCAATGATTATAAGGCTATGGGTGCTATTTGCGAACCTCCGGGTGGACCCAAACTTGTCGTCCCCCAATGGGATCGCGACTACTGTGGACCCAGTTCGTTCCAGCCCAGTCGCTGCGCAGTGATTTACGCGAAGGATGTCAACGCCACAGTCGCGGAGATACGTGCGCGTGGCAACAACACCCTCGCCGACCGCGTGGAAGCGAACGGTCTCGAGGACCCCGCTCTCGTGAAGGAAGTGGAAGGTGTGTTGGAATGCCCCAAGAGGAGAAAGCTCATCGCTGGTGTCTGTTGGGACCAATGTCCAAGGGAAGTCATTCCCTCCAACACGGATGAAGTTATAAAACTCCGGGACGAATTCACTCAAGCAGAGAAGAATTATGAAGATAAGCGTGAAGAGGTCAACAAGGCGTACGCCAAGTACGAGGAAGAATACCTGGGCGGCGTTGAAACCTGGGAAGAATCCAAGGCTGTTTACAAACGCTTACAAGAGGAAGAAAAGGGTATGATTGCACTCCTGAAGGAAGCCGAGGCGAAATGGATTCCCGCTAAGAAGGAGTACACAAGAAACCGTCGTACGGGATACAAGGATCTCGGTGCCTTGTGCGAACCCCTCGGGTACACGGATGCAGTCACCGGTAACAAGATCAAGAAGGGACCGAGTGTGGTTGCCGATTTGTTCAGGAGATACGAGTGCCCCGAGGGTTGGAAGAACATCGCGGGTGTCTGTTGGGAACCGTGCCCCGATGGTTACCGCGACGACGGCGCCTTATGCAACAAGAATGCCACTAAGGAAGAGGCTGTGACTACGGATTCGCTAATCGACTCGGCGTCACCTTTTTAAATAAAATGTATGTCAATAATAAACCATGTCAAAGTTTGGAAAATTAATCGGCGGCGTCGGGAGCGCAGTGGGTAGAGGCGCGGCTGGTGCTAGTAAGAGTGCTCTTAAATTTGGTAAAAAAACCAGTGCTATGATATCCGCGGGCGCTGGTGCAGCTGCTAAAAAGGGTGCTAAAAGCAGTGATGAAATCGCGGGAGCGAGTGCCAAAACTACTAAAGCTACGAAGCAATTAGACAGTGCCGCAGATGTTGGAAAGGCTGGTAAGCAGGCTGATGCTGGTGGCGACATCGCAAAAGCTGGTAAGCAGGCTGATGCTGGTGGCGACGTCGCAAAAGCTGGTAAGAAGGCTGACGACGCGGCAGATGCTGCGAAGGCTGGTAAGAAGGGTATGGACGCGGCGACGGTAGCGAAGTATACAGCGGCTGGTGGTCTCGCGTACTACGTTTCCGAACAGATCGGAGCTGCGAATGAAAAGGTTGGTGATTGTATCGAAAACTGCCTTCCCGACAACTGGGCGTCTTACGAGTACGAAGAAATCGAGAAGGATCAATTAAATTTCAAGTCTCTTGAGGAGTTACAAGCGGAAAATCCAGAATACGACGAACCCATTTGCACGGCTAAGATTAACGATGGAAAGCAGGGTCCGTGTCCCACGTTCTGCTCCAAGACTTGTAACGACAAGTATGATAAGGGTGTTTTAGATGCACTCGGACCAGCGGGTGATGTGATCAAAGATACGACGGGTGCCGCGGGTGACGTCATGGAACAAACATTAGATGATTTAGGCCTTAACCCTTTTGGCCCGGGTGGCTTATTAGAAGGAATGAAAGAAACTGTTACTAGAGCCATCTTCATTATATTATGTATTTGCTGTCTGTCTATCTTATTAAAATTACTTGGTGTCTTTTGAATGAACTTAAAGCCTAATTTTCTTTATATTAAAGAATGATACTTAGTATAGATGTCGGGATCCGAAATTTAGCCATGTGTCAATTCGACGATACGTCAAACCTCGTAGTACAGTGGGACGTATCGGGAATACCACCAGAACACAAAGACGGTGTGTACGTTTCTTTAAGAAACCATCTAGACGAGAGACCTTGGGTTCTCACGTGTGATACAATTCTTATTGAAAAACAGCCAGATCGTAATAAAAAGATGAAAATGGTCGAACACTTTTTACACGCCTACTTCGTCATTAAAGCTCCTCGCGCGGATACTATCGTGTACGATGCACGTTTTAAGATCCCGGATGTATGCGGAGCCGGTAAAGCGCAGTACCTAAAACGTAAAAAGGTATCGATCGAAAGGTGCAGAAAGTTTCTAGAAACGGGTACTGTAAATACCCATTGGTTACCTATATTCGACAAATCAAAGAAGAAGGATGATTTGGCGGATACGGTCATGCAAGCTATTAGTTACACGAAGCGGGTCGAACCTTTACCCAAAACTAAGAAAGCTGCGAGTAAAAAGGTCGTGCCACGTAAGCCGAATGAGAATCAAAAGCGAACCAAATATTCCAAATCCAATCTTGCATGGATTTACAAGAACAAACCCGAGTGTGAATGCCTAGAGAATAATAAAAGGTTCATGAAAGATCTCAAAAGATATTATAGATGCATAGATGATCTAGTAGGGGAATTATCTTGAATGAATTCATTTCTGTAAATATAAGCAATGTTCTTAATGTCAACACGTTTATTATACTTTTTAAAAAAAAGTTCTTCTACCCGAAGTTTGCGTTTCGTGAAAATTTCAAAATATTTTAGTAAAATGTCATATTTGAAAAGACTTCGTTGATGGTATGTGCGAACATACTCTGTCCATTCTGGTAACGTTTCCGTTTGGTGTCCATCCGTATCCCCCCGCACGATAATCGAAGTCTGCGCACATACGGGAATACATGGTATATTTTTACCTAAAAGTCCATGATGTACATGGTCAATTGTATTGTCCATGTTTATCTTATCTAGAAGTTCATTAGCAAATTTTAAGGTGACATATTGCCCTTCAGTACCACCGTTATTACCAATAATTAGAGGTGCATCTTCGATACTGATTGTTGAGGCTACTTGTAGACATCCCATTTTTATATAATCAGCGTTTTCGAAATATTTCATCTTTATCTCCATAAATTTAGATTCCCAATCTTCAATTAGAACAACGTCATCTTCGAATATGAAAGCCTCTTTGATATCATTATCAACCATATCCTTCAAAGCTTCAAAATGTTTGATATTGCACGAAATATATGACATACAAAGTTTACTATTTGTTATATATTTCAACCATGAACAAAATATATCCTCCCTATCATATTGAGTTATAAAGTGCGCACCGGGTAACATGGATTCTAAATCTTCTCTACCACCGCCCTTAGAATAATGAATAATATACGTTTTCATATAGTGTAAAATATTGTAATATCTTTAAGATTCATTATTCTCTTAAAGAAGTAAATCCATAATAAAATATAATGGAAATCAAGGTACTCGATCATGGCTTTGTCAGGCTTGTTGACCACATGCCTAGGGAACATCTCGATAGTTCGATCGTACAAGCCGCTCGGGTATCGTACGGTGATGGAACGAAGACTTCTCGAGGTGATACTGGACTTTTACGGTATCTGATGCGCCATTGGCATACGACCCCTTTTGAAATGGTCGAATTCAAGTTTCATATCAAGATGCCCATTTACATCGCTCGTCAACATCTTCGTCATAGGACGGCGAGTGTAAACGAGATGTCTGCGAGATATTCAATCGTTCCCAAGGAGTATTACGAACCGGAGGAACTTAGAGGACAGTCCCAAGTGAATCACCAGGGATCGGAAGGTGTGGTGAACATTGACCAAGACGGTATGCACTCTCATTTGGAAAAGTCGTTCGATATTTATGAAAAACTTCTCGAGGATGGATGTTGTCGGGAGCAGGCCAGGGGTAATCTTCCTCAATCGACGTACACGGAATTTTATTGGAAGATCAATCTTCATAACCTCATGCATTATCTCCATCTTCGAATGGATTCTCACGCACAGAAAGAAATCCAGGATTATGCCCGAGCTATTTATGATCTCATAGAACCTCTCGTCCCTATCACTATGCGAGCATTCAAGGATTTCAGGGTAGACGCTATTCAACTCACGGGTCCAGAGATCAGGGCTCTCAAGCACGGGGAGATCATTAAATCTCCCGGGGAACGCAGGGAATATGAGGCAAAATTGGAAGCGTTAGGACTTAAAGATAAAAATCTCAACGTAGAATAAGCAAGTCAACATGTTCGCTTTAATGTCTTCCCCCACTATTATGATGTCTACACAGCAGCGCTTTAAGAAGTTCGGCAAGGAAACCAGGGAGCGCCGTAAGAGTGAGCTCGATAAGATTGGTGACGCGTTTAAGAGCATCGCTGAGGATGAGAAGAAACGAACCAAGAAGCTTTTCGAGGAACACAAGGCTTTTTTTACAACAAAGGAGTCTAGCACTTCTACCACCGCTCCCGCTAAGATCGACTTTTACGAACAGTAAAAAATATAACAGCAAACAAAAATACAACACATTCATTCATATAGCCATGTTCAATCATACTCGTGGCAAAAATGGTCGATAACACTGTATATTGAGCATTTTTGACTTCCCGTCTCGTCTTCTCCATAGATCTTTTCATCGTTGTTCTTGATTTTTCTAAATTAAGAACTGCTGAGTTAATCTCTCGAATCCTTCCGGGCATCTCCACAGCCGTCGTCAGCATTTTCCTCACATCTATAGCCTCTTCAACGGTTTCTTGTAACATGGGTTCCAGGTAATCATAATACGTAAACATGGGATCCAAAGCAACGCAGGTGCCTTCTATGGTAGAGAAGGTCTTTGCTAAATATACAAACGACGTCGGTACTATGAACGGCTTCTTTTGTGCGAGAGAGATGAGTATATCATCGTTTAAAATATCGTCTTTCACACTTTTGCCATCAAGCGTTTCAAGATAATTGAGTGCAGTTTTAAAAAAAAGTTCGATGTCACTCAAATCCGTCGTCGTAGGTGTGATGACACCTAACTTTATGAGAATCTCAACGATTCCCTTTGTGTTCCGGTCTATTATACACACAAAAAGGTTTTTGAATCCTTCTGTAAGCTCCTTTGATAAAGGAATCACCAATCCAAAATCGTAAAATACAAGCTTTCCATCTTCGGTAAACCCAAGGTTCCCTGGATGGGGATCTGCATGAAAAAACCCCTTTTCCATGGTTTGAATGAGATACGAGTTTATGAGAGCTTCGCAGATCTTCTTCTTGTTTACCCGTGGATCAGGAATCTCAGTCAATTTCGTAGAATACACAAACTCCATCACGATCATATCCTCCGTGCACATGTTCTTATACACACCCGGCACTTTGATCCAGTCTATTTCTCTCATGGCACGCTTAAACATGATGGCGTCCCTGGTCTCACGCTCATAATCGGTTTCGGCGAGCAGGTACTCGATCGATTCTTTGAGAACATAGTTCGTACTCGTACCAGTATCTACACCAATCTTCTCCAAAAATTCCACAATCTTTACTATGGTGTCCGTATCCTCTTTCATCATCTCATAAATCCCAGGTCTCTTTACTTTTACAACAACGTCCGTTCCATCATGGAGCGTAGCCTTATGTACTTGACCGATACTCGCCGATTTATATGGTACAGGGTCGAACGCATCAAATTGAGACGTATCTATACAAGACATTACATCGTCTATTGGTGGTACATCATCTTGTAGGGTCTCGAGCTGCTGAATGAATTCGGGTGGATACAAGTCGGCGCGCGCGGATGCGATTTGACCCAATTTGATAAACGTAGGTCCGAGGTCAACGAGTCGATCTCTCGTCCATCGACCCAATTCAGCTTGATCTTTTGTTACATTTTTTCGAATAAGAAACTCCGACGCAAACCTCCACGTTTTGTATTTACGTGTGGTATGTTTCACCTTTTGTGGCAAGATGTTCAGCGAACAAAGAGCCATCTTATTACATGCAGATAAATTTATCTCTCTAACTGTTAATTTTTTTCTCAAGATATTTTACATGGACTCTGATAAAAAAGAAGAATGTTACAATGTTAAACCAGTCGTAAATTGGAAGTGTATATGGTTTACGTTAGCTTTAGCGGGTGGTTATTGGTTCTTACCGAAGAAGAATAAGTGGATTCTGTTAGCGCTCTTGTACTTCCCCTACATCGTGTTAGCGTTTTACGATCATCATTATGATTGCAAGCGGAACATGGGACCCACATACCTCGCCATGTTCTACCATTGGGCGAAACCACAAGACTCACAACAAATTAAGGATTACAAAAATTGGTGCCCGGACATAAAGTCCAAAGTCCTGACACTGGATTTAATTATTTTATTTATAGCTATCGGAGTGTTTCCATATTTCCTTCGCTGGAATCCAAAATAATTTATTTCGATGTAAGTAAAATAAAGAAAATTTCACAACATTGTATATGCCTAGACAAAATATAGCTCTTACAAGGATAAAGTGTAAATGTTCCGTACATACACCTATGTTTGACTTCAACGATAAGAAGTATATGCGGGTTATCGTACCTGATGAAATTGCGTTTAAAGTGCGTTCGGCGCAGTCGCGTATTATACTTCATGGACCAAACGTCGATAACCCACTCGAAGGGAATGTCCTCACAGTGAAAATTCCTTTCAGGTATCGCCGCGTGATGTGTTCCTATGAAGGTGCCCCCGTACAATCTCTTAAAAAGTCCGACGAGGTAGAGATCAAAACGGATTTCATGGGAGGTTGGAACATTGGTAACCATAGCGGATTCACGTGGAAGTTGAGTAGTATAAAGCTTCTAGACACACTTATCGTATGAAACTTACACGATCTGGGTGTGTAGTTCCGGATACACCGGAAATAAAAAAGGAACTCACGGTTCGCCCAATCGTTAATGCAGATTTTGGTGTAGCGCCTCCATCGTTTAAGGTGTTCAGAAAGGCAAAATCTGGATTATGCGTACCGAGATATTATGCCGAAGAAAAGTTTGGGAAAGTGACCGAAGACATCCGACCCAAACCCAAAAAAATTAAAATAGCTTTCAAAGGAAAACTGAGAGATGAAACGCACCAAAATGAAGCGCTTTCTAAAGCTATTGAAGCTGGTCATGGAATCTTATCATTACCATGCGGCTTCGGTAAGACGACAGTATCCCTGGCCATAGCATGTAAGCTCGGATACCGAACGATGATCGTCGTGCACAAAGAATTTTTGGCGAACCAATGGAAAGAGCGCATTCAACAGTTTTGCCCGGGTGCGAGTATAGGCATCGTTCAACAAAATAAGAAAGAAGTCGACTGTGATTTCGTGATTGCCATGCTTCAATCACTCTCTTTGAAAGAGTATTCGTTCGAAGATTTTGATAGTATAGGCACACTCATCGTCGATGAAGCGCATCATATATGCGCGAAAGTATTCAGTCAGAGTCTTTTCAAGCTGTGTCCTAAACACGCGTTCGGATTATCTGCTACACCGAACAGAAAAGATGGACTTACGAAAGTATTACATTGGTTCATGGGTCCTACGTTTTTTTCGGTAGAGCGCAAAAACCAGGATCAGGTCGATATGTTTCCACTCGTATACACATGCCCGCGTTTCGAGGATCCCCCTCCATGTACGCGCTTCGGTAAATTGTCGCTTCCTACCATGATCACGGAACTTACAGAGATGCCGGATAGGAATAGACTCATTTTACAAACAATCAAAGATCTCGCGAAAACGACACGACAAATCCTCGTTCTCAGTGACCGCCGATTTCATTGCGAGTTTCTGCATCAAAGGTTTAAGACGACTTCGGGTCTCTATATGGGAGGTATGAAAGAAGAGGACCTCGCGGAATCGAGTAAAAAACAGATCATCTTCGCCACCTTCAGTCAGGCGCACGAGGGACTCGATATTCCCACACTCGATACAGTGATTCTCGCGACACCCAAATCAGACATCGTACAGAGTATAGGTCGTATCATGCGAGAAACGAAGGGTAAAAAGAACAACCCCCAGATTTACGACGTGGTGGATCAGTGGTCCGTATTCTTTGCCATGTATAACAAACGTCTACGTGTCTACAGACAGGGTGGGTTCAATATACCCGATCAACCAAAAGAAGAAACGAATGACTTTCTCCCTGGAAAATGTCTCATACAAATATAAGAATGACACGTTGTTCAGTCGGACGTGCCACACAAAAATATACATCTAGTGCGGGTGGGTCATTGACTCTCCAGGATGTTTTGGAAAATGGAAACGTGGCGACAATAGGAATTCAAACATTAAACCCTATCATTTCGAATACGCTCACATTAACGGGGGTGTCTAAGGGTGACATTCTTTATGCACCACAGGATGGCGTTATTCAAACGCTCAGTATAGGACCGACGAATAATGTACTGACGGTAACGAATCAAACTTTGGGTACGCTATCGTGGGAACCTCCACAGGGTGCTGGTGGTGCGGCGGATAATCTCGAGAATACGACACTTGCAGGTGCGTTTACGAATCAGACCGTCTTATTTCAGAACCCTACGACAGGTTTCACAGTTTCATCAAATGTGGTAGTGACGGGTAATGTAACTGCCGATCATTTCATAGGCGATGGATCGAATCTTACGGGTATATCAGCACTTTCGAACGTCGTGCAGCTTCAAAATGATATGACTTCGAACGCTAGCCGGATTTCAGACCTGGAAGATGCAAATGTGGTTCAAGCGTCGTTACTCACGGACATCACAACCGATCTTTCGAGCAACGCGGTTCGAATAGCATCATTAGAATCAAATGCTCTCATGACAAGTTCAAGTACACTAGGAACCATACAATCGGGTGATCTTCTTTATGGCGCAGGTACAGATTCACTTTCAAGACTCAGTATAGGTTCATCTGGAACGATATTAACGGTAGATAATACAGGTATTCCATCTTGGCAGGCACCCGCTGGGGGTAATTTGTGGAATGATGATGCGGGTAAGATATATTACACGAGTGGTCCAGTGGGAATAGCAAATACAGAACCACTGACAACGCAGACTCTACAAATTGGATCTAATGTTAACATCAGTGATACAAACGATGATAAGCTCGTCGTAACTGGAAATACTTACATATCAAGAAATTTACGGGTTATAGACGAAATTAAAACGTTTGGTCTCGTAACCACACAATTATTTGTTAAGACTGTAGAAGTTACTGCGGAGCGACAAAGTAAAATTGTCACTATTTAAATCTACACATTATTTAAATGAGCAGTACCATATTACCCGGTGGACCGTTCTATTACCATTTCGAAGGTAAACGAGACAGGCCGAACATAGAATTTGATCAGTATGGATATTTTTATAATCCAGCTTGGCCGAGTAACGAGCGTTTTAATAGACAAAAGGTGGGTCCAAAAGATGATGTTCCTATAGTATGTGATTTCGATGATACTACGATCGCTATAGGTCAACCCGATAGAGTAAACGAAGTGTGGATTTACGAATACACTAAATCGTCAAACACATGGTCGAGTCCCACTGTTTTATCCAATCCCGGAACAACTTCCTCGGATTTTGGAAGTGCTTTAAGTATGAATTGGGATGGTAATAGATTGGTTGTTGGGTCACCGGGTGATAACAAATTTTATGTGTACGATAAAGACGCAACTACAGGTTCCTGGTCTTATTATAGTAATGTGATAACAGGAAGCACAACACCTGGTGTAGAATTTGGCAGTTCTGTGAGCATAGCACAAGAATCAAGTGATACTATATGTGTAGGCGCCCCTGGTTCTGCCACTGGCGGTACATCGGTTTTTGTATACGAATACGATTCTATAAATTGTACATGGTCACAAACTTTTTCTAATAATTCGACTGATGTAGACGTATTGGTTCCATATGATGCAACTCAAAATATCACGATGAATAATAATCTATCTCGATACGGTCACTCAGTATCCATGTCACTCAATGGTGAACATTTTGCGGTTGGTGCACCCGGTTCACAAGAAATAACACAAATTGACCAAACAAACGCAGCGACGGAACCCGGGGGAACAGCCACAACTGTAACTAATTACCCAGCAACTTTTGATAGTGCCGGGGCCGGACGAGACATTACCGCATCACAGACGTTCGCGTCTTGGTTTGGAAAGTCTATAAGTATATCCGGAGACGGAACTCGTATAGTGGGTGGTGCACCTTTCTCTACGTCATCGACTGGTGGTGGACAAAGGGGACTGGTCGAAGTATATGATCATTCGAATGGATCCTGGACGAAAAAAGGATCGACTATGTTTGGTACTACAAATGATCAATATGGATGGGAGGTAGATTTATCTAGAGATGGTGGGACCTGGATTGCTGGTGGTCGATACATAACCGATCCTAGTCGTGGCGGACACATATACGGTGCCGCGAAGGTATACAGATGGAATAGTTCTACGGCAGACTGGGCACAGGTAGGTCAAACACTTTACGGTGAGAACATAGATGATAGATTTGGTTCTTCAGTAGCAATATCCGCGGACGGCGGGCGTATTGCGATTGGTGCTCCCTACAACGACGGGCATGGTACCCGCGCCGGTCATGTAGAAGTCTATAAATCCATCAACGCTACTCCAATAAGTTATCAAGAAATTGCAAAGTTGACCGCGAGTGACGGCGCCGCGGAGGACCAGTTCGGCGTCAGCGTATCGATCGACGGCGACACGGTGGTGATTGGGGCGTATCTTGACGACAACAATGGAATCGACACCGGGTCTGCATACGTGTTCGATAAAAATGGGTTTCAACGTGCTAAGCTGACCGCGAGTGACGCCGCTACGGATGACAAGTTCGGCAGCAGCGTATCGGTCGACGGCGACACGATTATCGTTGGGTCGTATCTTGACGACGACAACGGATCCAGCAGCGGGTCGGCGTATGTGTTCACGCGCGACACACCCGGCGACATCACCTCCGGCTGGACGCAGCGTGCGAAGTTGACCGCGAGTGACGGAGATGTGAATGACTTGTTCGGCGTCAGCATATCGATCGACGGCGACACGGCGGTCATCGGGGCGTCTTATGACGACACCCGTACTGGGGCGGCGTACGTGTTCACGCGCGACACACCTGGCAACCTCACTTCCGGCTGGACACAGCGTGCGAAGTTGACCGCGGCCGACGGCGCTCAGTATGACTACTTCGGCGAGAGCGTATCGATCGACGGCGACACGGTGGTGATCGGGGCAAGGTTTGACGATGACCATGGATCCGGCAGCGGGTCGGCATATGTTTTTACCCGTAATACAGCTGGCAACCTCACTTCCGGCTGGACACAGCGTGCGAAGTTGACCGCGGCCGACGCCTCGACGGCTGACAGGTTCGGCGGGAGTGTGTCGATTGACGGCGACACGGTTGTCATTGGGTCGTATCTTGACGACGACAATGGAGGCAACAGCGGGTCTGCATATGTTTTTACCCGTAATACAGCTGGCAACCTCACCTCCGGCTGGACACAGCGTGCGAAGTTGACCGCGAGTGACGGTGTTACGTATGACCACTTCGGTCAGAGGGTAGCTATCTCTGGCGACACGGTTGTCGTTGCGTCGAGTCTTGACGACGACAATGGATACAACAGCGGGTCGGTATATGTTTTTACCCGTAATACAGCTGGCAACCTCGCCTCGGGCTGGACACAGCTTACTAAACTAACTGCGAGCGACGGCGCTCAGGATGACAAGTTCGGTCAGAGTGTAGCTATCTCTGGCGACACGATTGTCGTTGGGGCGTATTACGACGACGACAATGGAACCGACAGCGGGTCTGTGTACGTATTCAACACCGCAAAAACTTGGGTTCAGGTAGGTAATGATATTGACGGTGAAGCGGCGGATGACAATTCTGGTGGTTTCTGGGGCTCGGGACGTCAGGTATGTATGTCGGACGATGGTCAACGCGTGGCGATTGGTGCTCTCTACAATGACGATGGTGGTACGGACGCCGGTCACGTGCGCGTGTATGAAGAAAGTAATAACTCGTGGTCGCAGTTAGGTGGTGATATAGATGGTGATGCGGCATATGAGTATTTTGGTTCGTGTGTGGCTATGGATGCGAATGGTGTACGCTTAGCGATTGGTGCTTACAACGCGAATTCTGGCACAGGTGAAGTACGTGTTTACCAGTACGACGCTTCTAAAACGGTGGCAAACGCAAATGGGCCTATTGGTTGGAATAAGATAGGCCAAGACATTACTAACACCAATTCTTATCGAATGAGTACGGTAGCTTTAAATTCTGATGGAACGAAGTTAGCGGTAGGACACCAGGACGGGGGTAGTGATACCAATCCCGTCTATTGGTATGAGTGGAATACTAATACAAACACGTGGGATCTGCTTGAACAAGCGCGTCCTGGGTACTCTTCTACCTCGAATGACTGGGGGGCGAGTCTAGCGATGTCATCGGACGGGAATCGCTTTGCCGTGGGTGTACCAACATACTATGTGGGTGAAATAGGTGTGTTTACATATATACCCGCGTATAGCGTCACTACTACTACCACCTATCCTGATAGATTTACAGGAACAACAAATGTAGTAGCTACATCTACTTGGCAGAATACTTTAGGGAGTGGGAGTATGGATTTCTATAGAGGCTATAATTATTTGCCACCCGGTGGTAATTATGCGGGTAGTATGACAAATAATACAACGTACGATCCAAATGGTCTCCCCGGGTTTACTCGTGTATTTACACGTGGAACAAATTCCACATGGCAAGGATACGGTACACAATTGGGTCAGGTAATACGCGGAAACAACGTTTGGACCCTCTCGGAACAAAACGCAACGACACTTCTTCAAAGTTGGGGTTGGTCTCGGTGTGGGTGGAAAGTAGCCCTATGTAAATCCGATGCGACCACTTCATATACAGATTCGTTGCGTCTGGCCGTATCTTCACCCGGTCAACCCGGAATTAATAAAACTCTGGGCTATTCCGCACAGAGCGGCGCTGTCGATACATATAGGTACGATTCGGTATCAGGAACATGGGTTCATGAATCGACGTTATACGGTGATCAGCAGCGAGATGAATACGGTCACAGTATTTCTTTGGATTATACGGGAAATCGTTTAGCTATATCAACCAGGGGTCAAAGAGACAGCGTACATTACCTAACACCTGGGTATCGTTTAGAAACGAGTAAAGTTTCCGTATTGGAATGGAACAATGATAAATGGTGGGAAGCTACACCTACTATTTATTTAAACGGGAGTACATTTCCAAATAGTGGAGCAGATTTAACGCGGAGCGCTTTCGATAGTATAAATATCGCACTCACTAATGGTAAACACATTTTTGTCACGTCTCCATTATACGGTAATGTATTTACGCAACAGGTGACGTTGACACAGAATTTTATAGGAAACAGTTTATTCGAAGGATACATCGCGGCAAATAAATACTACGTGGGCGCGAACGAAGCGGCGGGTAATTCTACAAACACGAAAGGAAGTAAAATCATAGAATTTGGCGGATTTTATGGTGACGCCGTATACGAACTCACATCTATTGAAAATAGGGTATACGATTCATACGAAACTAACGAAAGTCCGGCATATCTTGGACGAACAGAAATGCTACTGAGTAAACTTTCACAACAACGGGGTATAGATGCGATTCGATCTGTAACTCAGGAATATTTAGTGGGAACAGCTCCTACTACCATAGGAGGATCTGTGATTAGAAGAAAAGCATTAGGAACTTCCGGTATTACAAACAGCCAAACGGCTACTGTTAACGTTTCGCCAACTACGGCGTGGGATGGTTTGAGTGATTGGTACGAAAATTTTGAGTTCGATAAATATGATCGAGATACGTCGAGTTTTGGTGTAGATTCGAGAGGAAATGTTGTCATAAATCCAGATTATAGACGTCCATCACTTGTATGGCGTGACGCGTACGAATACTACCCGGGTTACAGTTGGCCCTATCTAAATGACTATCCCGACGCCACAGCAGTTGATATCACACAGGGGCAAGTAGGCCCCGATGATAACGTAGACCCAGGTACGTTTTACGGAAATGCAAGATTGGATGTTCGTGGAGATGCTTTAATACGAGATCGTTTAATTCTTGGTAATGATTTATCAAATATGACGAATGGATGGGGTCGTGAACCCGCTGGACTATTTATAAACACGACTAACAGTAGTAATTTTGATTTCTCATCGCAGCCGTCTAAAATTTATTTAGAAGATTTTTACACGTCGAGAGACGATTCACAAACAAAATTACGAACCGATTATGCTACGATGCATGGAACAATGTTTCAGAATTCGAGTGGTTATGTTGACGCGTACGATAATTATTATGGAACATCAAACGGACATCTTCCCGACCATCGAGCCGCATTTATAGATGCCATTCTCGCACAGGGAAGTAATAATTCGGGTCAGAAAACAGCTATAGCTTTTTGGATAAGAATTCCCTCGAATGCGCGTGACGGCTCATCATCTAATAGACATGGTATATACAGAATAAACGGTACAGCTCAAAATGGTCAGTGGATAACTGGTACAGCCGGTATCGTATGGGCTACCGAACGAGTTTTGTGTACTTGGGGTGAAACTACATGGGGTGCGACAGAATATGGAGGAACTGCATCGAATTATCCGGGATTTTGGATATGGATAAATTGGAGAGATTATTTGTATTCAGTAACTAACACAGCACCTTACGGTTTTGCGTTTAGGCCGTATGATCATACCGGAACCAACTTATCCTATACCGATTGGGAGATGGATCAAAACTGGCATCATGTCGTGTTTGAATTACCGGGTGGAACTGGAAGTAACATTAATAATGCAGTAGTACCCTCATCTAGCAACGCAGCTATGTATTATGATGGAACTGGCCCTCATCCGCTCGACTGGCAGACATATGCGAACTACAATCAACCCGACCCCAACAACATGAAAATATTTTGGAATCATGGAACTAGAGTAAGACTCGGCGCCGAACACTATGTATTGAGTTCTATACAGCTGGCTCAATTTAGAATATACATTTCGTGGGGTGTGATCACCCGGGCCCCTAATGCAAGAGAGTTATATAAGGAAGGAGCACCGATTAACAGAATAATTTGTAAGGGATTTGGAAAATTCACACAAGGTGTCTTTACTGGAAGGGGTATTTTGACTCGATCTGGTGCACTGGATCCGGTTACTGGAGTTAATCAGTGGCAATACATTCTCTATCGTAATGATAATAACGCTACGGTGCTGTTTGGGGGTGCTGGTTCTGAAATAATCCTTACAAACTATAACGCGTTAATAACGATGGACGTCAGTGGGAGAGTGGGTATCGGTTTTAGTAACATGACCACCTCCCCGCATAAATTACTGATTGATGGGAGTGGTGGCGCGACGGGTGGGTTTCACACCGCTTCCGATGATAGAATTAAGTATAACGAAACTGATATCATAGACCCACTCGCATTAATTAATCAACTCAAACCCCAAAAATACGAAAAAATTACCAAGATATCCGAAAAGATAGGTACATGGATTCCTACTGACGAAGAATGGGAAAATGAAAAAGATAACTATACACATTCATTAGAATTTGGTTTTATCGCACAAGATGTCCGCAAAATTCCAGAACTCGCATTTCTCGTAAGCGGCGAAGAAACAAAAATAACAGAAACCGAGATCTCATCCGAAGAATACGAGCAATTAGATTTGACCGATCAAGAAAAATGCGTACCATTTTATGTACGATACGAACCTAATAACGAGGAACAAAAAGAAACCAAAATTAAACATGAAGTATACATGACATTAAATGACGAATCTCGAGCAAAATATACTTTAAAATATACATTACCCGTAGATACACAAACTCCATTAACACTCGACTACACTGGATTATCTGTACTCACAACCTCTGCTCTCCAGGAAGTAGATCGCCAACTCCAAGCTGAAAAGATGAAAAATGCTGAATTAACAGAACGTGTACATATTTTGGAACAGTTATATCATGGGATATTAGAACGCGTTTCTGCATTGGAAAATAATTAGACATTATAAATCTAACACACAAAGTGTATTCGTGTGGTACATTTATGATACTTACCTTTTCGCGGAATCCATCGCGGCTAACGCGACGACGCCGACGATAAAGAAGAATACGAGGAAATTACACTCGGTATCTTCATCGGTGTCCAGTTCTTCCGGTTCTGGCTTTATTGGAACTTTTTCTACTATGCGAGGTGCATCTACTACGATTTCCTTCTTTCTGGGAACCGGCACCTCGATTGGATCATCGAAATCAATCGGGCTGTAGCCTACCATTTATATAGGTTTACAAATTAATTTCGACCTTCTTCTTTCGCCCCCCTTTCCTGGCCTTTGCTGGAGGAAGCTTAACCTCCTTCACATCATCTTCCGCATCTTCCGCAGCCTTTTCAGAAACAATATCCGAGATGTCATCATCGTCATCTTCCACCTCGGGGATGTATTCCTTCTGGGCGACGGGTGTAATGGGAGTCGTGTTCATAGGAGGACCCGGAGGCATCATGATATTACCCATCAGGCTCGAAATGTCGAGTCCCGGGCCGCGCATCTCGTGGCGCTCACCCGGGGGAGTGGCGGGCTTCTGAGCATTGTTAGACATGGTATTCTGCACAGCGCTCATCATATTCTGCATGAGGTCGGGGTTCTGCTTCATGACATCATTCACGTTAGGCATGACCTGTTTGAACATCGAATTCGTGAGATGGAACATCATCGCGGAACCACCAAGCATCATGATAAGCTTGATCTCCGGTGCGACGTGCATCTTCGTCCTGTACTTGACATACAGCTCCTCAAACACTTCATCGTAATCGTCCTGATTTTCCATCACATTCTCCGACCAACCATCAAGCTGAATATCAAAAGGATTGTACTTCTTATTCAAAAATTCAATACCAGTCACACATGCGATGAGCATGCGACGCGAAAACTTGATAGACTTATCCACGTCTATACTATACGTGATACGCTTAACTTCCGTGCGTAGATCGTCCACATTCGAGTAGGCGTTCAATGATTTATTGATGTTAAATCCACGCTTCTCGAGACGTCCGAGTTTGTTTAAAAGATCGGACTTCTCTTCATCGATCGTCTTATATCCGGGTGACGGCTGCTCTTCCTGCTGTTCAGGGCCGTAATCGAACGTCGCAGGAGCGGCGTTATACGCATTATCATTATCGTATTCACCGTGATCGATAGGTTCGTCCACTTGCGGGGGTGGAGGAGCCGCCTGCTTAGAAGGGTTCGCGAAGGCGTCGACGTCCTCTTGAAACATATCAACAGGCGGGGCATCTGAGCGATGCATTCTCTGGATAGAGGGTGCGCTTGTCGTGTACGCGCGGGGTCTACCAAAATCGAGTTGAATCTCATCCATCATAGCTTGTTCCTTCTCGTCAAGCTTCATGACCGAATCGCTTCCTCTGTCGAGGACAATTTCACCGTCCATTACTCTCTATAATGAAACTAATCTATTCTCTTTAACGCACTTTATAAAAAAATATCAGCACATAGTAAAATGAAGCTCGACTCTACCAATCGCGCGACACTCAAAGCCATCGCGATCACTATCGGATTACTTTTCGTCATCGCCCTCCTTTTCGGTGAGCGCAAGTCTAGGTATCAGCCTAAGAACATTGATATCGAGGCCGTCTCCCAAGCATCCCTGATGTCCCTCAAGAGCAGCGTCGACTGCCTCGACCAGAGTGTCTACTCCACGAGCACTGGTGGTGTCTGTGGCGACCAGCAGCTCGTTCGTGATCACGCCAACTACAAGATTGTTGGTTAAATTTTTTAAGTCATACTCATTTCTACCTACATCGTCACAACGTATTTAAGTAGAAAAATTCTAAGTGTATTATAAATGGCGCTTCTCATCGCTCCATCTCAGCCCGATATTCCTGATTACAACCACGAAATTCATACGGTGGTCATCGATAACATTTTTACCTATGATCACGTGAAGAATAACACTGATACTGATTTTGTTATGCATTTAACGACTCCTTTAGAGAATGTTGTCCAGGCTCGGCTTGTAGCCGCTACATTTAGAACGGGTACTACGGGGTCTGCTAGGGGTCAACGCGCCCTGCATATAGGTATCGAAGAGCTTCGCACACACTTTTCACAAAGAGGGCAAGCGGAAATAAATTACCCGGGTGATCATATCGAGGATCTTGTTCCCGATGGTGCTAATCATCTGAACGGTATTTTTGGAACAGTCATTGGTCCTGTAGTAGCTCAGGAACCCGTCGGAGACTCGAATCCGTTGAACACGAACATCATCTTCAGGGATGAGTATCCGATCATGCAATGCTATCATAACCCTATTCGCAGAATTGATCGTTTAACGTTTAACATCGATAGAGAAACCGGGAACCCGGCGGAAATAAGTCATTCCGTGATGGTGTTTCGGTTCACGTGCCGCAAGAAGAACCTCGCATAGATTTCAGGGCGTTACATACTCATAATTTAAAAATACTTTTACTATAGTAAGTATGTCTTCTGGAATCGTGCAGTTAGTGGCTATCGGTGCACAAGATGAGCATATCATCGGGGAGCCCGAAATCTCCTTTTTCACTTCCACATTCAAAAGGCATTCTAACTTTTCACAGTCCGTCGAAAAGCAGACGATACAAGGAGCTGTGAAAGGTAATTCCATGTCATCTATCAAGTTTGAAAGGAATGGTGATCTTTTAGGATACACCTATTTCACGATAGATAATAACACACAGGCGGTCGATCTCCAGGATTGGGGAGATGTCATAGATAAGGTCGAGTTGTTAATTTCGGGTCAAGTTATAGACGTTCAAGATTACGACTTCACCGAGAATATCGCGATAGATATGTTCGCACAAAATGTGTCGAAAAGTTCTAACGGTGTCCACCCCGGCGCATCTGCTCGGTCGTATTTTTACCCCCTTCGCTTCTTCTTTTGCGAGGGTCCCCAATCCGCGATTCCTCTCGTGGCGCTGCAGTACAGTAACGTAGAATTGCGCATTTATTGGGGTCCAGAGGCTGGTAACTATAACGTTGATGCATACGCCAATTATTACTATCTGGACAACGAGGAACGCGGAATAATGGCTTCTCGTGAGCATAACATTCTCATCACACAGGTTCAAAAGAGTATACCATCCGGTGAACTCGTTCAAGAGCTAACTTTCAATCATCCGGTCAAGTATATTGCATGTGCCAATACGAACATGGAAAGTACACTGACTTCCATAGATAATAAACTGAAAATCAGTATCAACGGTACGGACATCAGTTCGTGGAAGTGGGCGAAACCCCATTTCGTGGACGTTCAACATTATTACCACACGAACTTCGTCACCTCTCCAGATTGTTTCCTACACGCGTTTTGCTTAAATACAAGTTCCTTACAGCCTTCGGGTTCCCTTAACTTTTCCCGGGTCGAATCAGTAAAAATTCATAGCGAGTCACGAGATATTATTGACCCAATTTATGCGGTCAATTATAATATTCTCAGAGTGAACAACGGAATGGCGGGTCTCATGTACGCAAATTAAAATGCACAGTAATATTAAATGCCGAAGAACTTAAGTACCGTCGGCGGTGCTACAGAGCTCCGTTTCGGTAAATTTTGTAGAGAAGACCAGCACAATAATTCTGTTGTCATTAACGCGAGTAACGAGAAAATTGACGCTACGAAAGCGGGTGGTTTTTACCTCACACCTTTAGAATTGACTACCGTGTTCGCGAGTGATGGTACGGATGCGACCACAAACACATTCGTAGCGTATAATCAGAGTACGAAACAATTATTTAGAACAGAAGTTCCCGTGAGTATTACGGGTATCTCTAGCGCTGGAGCCGGTGCGGAAGGTGATTTAACTGTCAACGGTAACCTTTACGTCACCGGTAATGTTACGTCTATAGGAACGGTCGCCAATATTCACGTGACCAATTCCCAGTTTAAGGATGGTCTCATCGAAATTGGTACAAATAATACCGACCTCGCAACGTTCGATCTCGGACACATCTACAATAGACCCGTAGGAAGCTCCAACGTCGCTGTTTGCTACGATGCTTCTGCTACGGAACTTATCATCGCGTACACGGATAGTAGCGCCGCGGCTGAAGTCGGAGCTGCTTCTAGTCATCAGGTGAATCCTACTAATGAGACGATGAACGTCCATGTGTACGGTAAACTTTTTACCGAGTCTAACGTCGGTGTGGCCAATACTACTCCAGATCATACCTTTTCCGTGGGTGAAAAATGTTTCATCGAGGCGGATGGAAATCACGACAACGTGTTAGAGGTTCGTGGTAATACGACGATTGAAGGTGCCATCATCACGAACACGGGTGGTGTCACTAAAAAGACATACAGCGATAAAAATACAATTGCCTCCGGTACGAGTGCCGCGGGTGCAGCACTTACACTTACGTTTACGAGACATCCGTTTTACGCGAAGATTGTAGCGCAACTTATCAATGATACTGATAACGAGGTGAGTACTATGACCATAGATGTAGCGGGTGGCGAACGTGGTGGAAACGATCCTCCTCATAATATAGCACCCGGACCTATTTCTATTTTTGGTAACACCAGTACGAATCCGTGGAGTTCTACAGTCGCGGTGACACAGACTACTGTGGTACTTACTCCAAGTACAGGTTTTACCGGTGAGGGTAATTATTCCATTTTCGTCGAATACATTTCACCCGAAACCGCAGGCGCGCTCACGAGTATCAATAGCGCTAACTTTGGGTACTAAAAAAACATATCCATAAATTATAGATGTCGGAGACAAACGTTCAGTTATTTCCAGGCGTTTTCAGAAGTACCGTGGGAGGTGCCAATCCCGGCTTCTTCTTACATTCAGACGGACGTGTGGGAATAGGTAACACTGCCCCCACTACTCGACCCGTTTGGTCGTCGGATGATAACGATAGAAATAAGTTAAACGTATCGGGGCATACACACATCGAGGGAAATCTTAACGTGAGTGGATATGTGTACGGAGATGGTTCGAACCTGACTGGAACCGCTGTACCATGGCAACAATCCACTCCGAACCCAGCGACGGATATTAAATATGATAACGGTGGTAATGTCGGAATAGGTGGAGCGGCGAGTGCAAATAAACTTAAAGTATACGGAACCGTCGAAGCGACGTCGTTCAGCGGTATCCAAGAGTCGGACGTTCCAACTCTCGGCGTTTCTAAGATCAGTGGCCTGGGAACATTTGCAACTAAAAATGATGGTAATTATAATATCCATGATACCTGGCTTCGTGACAATGGTGACAATGCTCACGTCAAATTATACGGGAATTCGAGACAGATGACCTTTAGAACAGATGGAACTACAGAGTACGCGAGCGGAATTGGTGGCTATCCATTTGCCTGGATGTACGGTGGAGATCATTCAAGTCAACGTAGAATGCTCTTGAATACGAGTGGTCAGCTGTGGTGTTCAAACTACGGCTGGTTACATGATAAATTTGCGGATAGGCATGGTAACAGTGGTTATAATTTTTACACAAGTACCATTTTCATAGGTGGTTCCACCTCTCGAGGATTACGTAGCGTCACGGGAGATTACGGAACAGTTCAAACGACCGGCGGTGGAAACAATGGTTGGGAAGGATACTCCATTGACGGAAGGTATGTATTCATGAGTGCGGATAATAACCAGTGTGGTATTTACAACGATATAGATAATGAATGGATGATCGAATGTTTTAGAAATAGTTATGTAACATTGTATAATGACGGGCTGTCACGTTTCAGAACAGGTAATCCAAATTATATCGAGGACAAGGGGCTGAGAATTTACGGTGTTGAACACTCTCACGACTATGCCGACAGCCAACACGATTATTGGACGAACTGGAATCAAATCCAAGCAGACACAGGGTATACACACTTTGGTCTTTATGTAGATAACGCAATCAGAACGTTTAAATACGTAGCCTTGAGTGATAGGCGTATTAAGAAAGATTTCTTAGAGATTGATGATACCATTGCATTAGGGAAATTGAGGCAACTCAAACCAACATCCTATAAGTACAAAGACAAATGGCGTCGTACGACCGATAGGGTTTTGGGTTTCATAGCACAAGAAGTTGCCGAAGTGTTACCCGACGCGGTTTCGATAACGAACGCGGTAATACCCAATATTCAAATTGAAGCCTCTGTAAAGAAAATCGATGAAAAAAAGTTTGAATTTACACTAAAAGAACCGTATGTCGTAACAGTGGGATCTAAACTGGAACTCAAAGGACCAAAAATTGGCCACAAGGAAGTAGAGGTCATATCCGTTACCGATGATACTACATTCACCGGCACCGCCGAGGATTTCGACATAGAAAAGGTAGGAGATCGTGTTATAGTATACGGAGAATACGTTGACGATTTTCATAACCTCGACAAAAATGCTATATTCACAGTCGCCACAGCGGCACTTCAAGAAGTTGATCGTCAACTCCAAGCCGAAAAGGAAAAGGTAAAAAGTCTAGAAGAGCGTCTAGCTGCTTTGGAAGCCATTGTTCTTAACCAATAATCATTACCTCACATAAAATGCAGTACATTTTATCTAAGCTAATATAAATGGTGCAGACGACGAGCCATATATTTTCAGGGAAGGTCGATATCGAGAGTAACCTCTTGGTAGGCTCTTCTCACCTGTTCGTCGATACCGTAAATAACAGAGTAGGTATTACGACAGCCGATCCTGATGCGAGTTTACACGTAAACGGAAACGCATACGTGCAATCGAACGTGGGTGTCGGATCGGATATATTCCTCGATGGGGATACGGGAATCATCACTGCCACGGAGTTCAGGGGTGATGGAAGTAACTTGGTCGGTGTTTTGACATCTCTTCAAAATGCTACGGAACAGGGTTCTGAGTCAAACGTGACAATAGAGTTAACAAACGACGAAACATCCCTCATAGCTTCGGGTAATGTCACCGTGGCAGGTAATGTCACTGCTTCGACGTTCGTCGGTGATGGTAGCCAGCTCACGGGTATAGCCACGAATCTTCAAGCGATTACTGATAACGGTAACGTGACGTCTAATACCGTCCAATTCACAAATACAGATACTTCACTCACAGCGAGTGGTAATATCGAAGTAGAGGGAACTGTAAATATATGTACGGGAAGTGGGACGGCGGGGGTAACAGAAGTACAGGATTCGTTTTTCCAGACTGAAGTCTCGTCGAGTCTGACGTTACTCGAACCACACAACATTCAAGGTAGCACCCCTCAAACGCCGGCACATCATGACACCACAGCCGTCTCGGATGACGGTTCGATCATCCACGCTCTTGTAGACGTAGTGCCGGGTCCCACGGCTATTATAAAAACGTTTTTAAGGAACAATAATACACAACTATATTCCCTGGTTTGTACAACGTATGTATCAGGGATAGTTAGCAACTTTGTTGTTGCTAATATTAGATGTTCGGGAGGTGGTGATACGTTTATCGTTTACGACGACGCGCGTATTGGTGTGTATAAATTCTTTGGATCGACCTTCGCCTCGGCTACATTAGTGGCTAGTGGTGGTAATGCGATTAGCGGTATCCCGTACCTTTCTTATCTACCATATGTGAGCGTTTTTGCTGTAAACGCTACGGGTGATTGGGTCATTAGAGGTGGGGGAGGAGATGGCACTGGTCCGGGACAAGAACGAGACATGTACAATTACAACATTTCTAACGGAACGTGGACAAAATATACCATAGGTAATTATACAGAAACGAAGGCGATCGCGCTTACGGAATACCAAACGAATACGTTTAAGGTCGTGTCGAGATTTACAGCTGGTGGCTTTGGTGCTTATTACGGTCAGTCTGATTTCATTTTCCGTATCGAAGAATATGTATTCTCGAATGGATCTTTTACGGTGACGAACGAACATCAGATTACCTTAGCCAATGGGACGTACGAAAAAGAGGATATCTTTTCTCCCGTTCGTATCACACGTGACGGAAATTACGTTGCGTACACATCTATAACAACCTCGCCCGCCGAAACGAAAATTCATGTTTTACAGCGCGGTGCGAATGGCACGTGGACAGCACTTCCTGTTATCACACAAATATCTCAAGCGTCGAGTCCCGAATTGGGTTTAGGATCTTCGTGTGCGTTCGATATATTCTTGTCAAACGGTATAATCCATGTCGTGTACGGGAGACAATATGCAAACGGTTCGGGAGGTGCGGGTGAAATTATCACTTTAAATTACGTATCTGGAGCATGGTCCACTCTTAACACGTTCACGGGTTCGAATAACACTGGGATCGGTGCCCGCGTGAAAATATCAAACGACGGTTCCGTCATAACCGATAACGCACAACCGTACAAATTAAGTGTGTATGATCTAGTAACGACAGGAAAAACGTGTGTAAAGGTCGCTTTAGATCCCGATATGGCATCTAATGCTGCACGAATAGGTGTTTTGGAAACGGACTTAACTTCAAACGCTGCGCGCGTGACCAATTTAGAAGCTGCAAACGTGGTTCAAGAGTCTCTCATTAATAATCTTCGAACGGACGTGACGAGTAATACTTCACGAATTTCGTCCCTCGAAACGGACAGAACGTCTAATACTATACGCATCTCTATACTCGAATCCGCTAACATTGTTCAGGAGTCTCTCATCAATGATCTTCGAACAGATTTGACTTCGAATACCGCGAGAATTGTGGAATTAGAAGCAGCGAACGTGGTGCAGGAGACTCTCATCAACGATCTTCGAACAGACGTTACGAGTAATACCGGTCGAATCGCAGTACTTGAAACAGACATAACTGATAATGCGTCTAGAATTACTGTATTAGAAGCAGCGAATACGGTTCAAGAGACTCTCATCAACGATCTTCGAACCGATATGACGAGCAATACCGGTCGAATCGCAGTACTTGAAACAGACCTGACCGATAACGTGTCCCGTATAGAGACGTTAGAAGTTGCGAATACTATCCAGGCGTCTCTGATTAGTACGCTCGAATCGGCAAACACTGTCCAAGCGGGTCTGATCACGAATCTCACAACCGATCTTTCGAGCAACGATGGCCGAATTACGAACCTCGAGACGGCGAATGGTGTGCAGGCAACCCTAATCACTAACCTAACGAACGACCTCTCTTCGAACGATGCTCGAATCACAATTCTAGAAGCGGCGAATACCGTGCAACAGGGACTCATCACGGAGCTCCAAACGGCGAATGGTGTGCAGGCAACCCTAATTACTAATCTTACAACTGATCTTTCCTCAAACGATAGTCGAATCACAGCCCTAGAATCGTCTACAGGTGGTGGCACCCTCACGTTACAGGGTATAACCGATCTCGGAAACACAACTACAAACGTTATACAGTTTTCGAATGCGACCACAGGTCTCGTCACGACGGCGAATGTGGAGGTTGGGGGTGATGTGAAGATTTCTGGTTTAACCGCTGGAAAGGTCCCATATGTGGCCGCGGATCAATTTTTAAAGGATTCGTTCATCACGACAACTGCGGATGCGACTCTCATCGCGTCTAATCTCGATGTCACTGGAAACATATTTATGCGCGGCGAAAAGTTTATCGTCGAATCTGAATCCAAACTCATAAATGATGCCATCATAGGTATTGCAAACAACAATACCATAGCCTCAACGGATATAGGTATTCTCATGCAGCGACCGAGTACGAATGTAGCACTCATTCACCACGGAGGAACGGATAAGTTTACGATCGGGTACACGTTGGATGATCTCGAAGCGACGGATATAACGAATGACACTGCGAACATAATTAACGTAAACATACTTGGTAATCTTTACGTGCAAAATGTTGTGACGGCTACATCTTTCTTGGGCGACGGTACGGCACTCACGGGTGTTGCACTCGGGACCGATTTAACTTCAGCTGTTAATCGGATCACAGATCTCGAAGCAGCAAACACGGTGCAACAGGGACTTATCACCGACCTTCAAACCGCGAACGGTGTTCAAGCAGCACTCATAACGAATCTCACGACTGATCTTTCTTCGAATGATGCTCGGATTACAACCCTCGAAGCGGCGAATACAGTTCAAGAGGGACTCATCACCGAGCTTCAAACATCTAATACGAACATTTGGTCTAATTTGGCTTCCAATTCGTACCGCATAGGTACAATAGAAACTGAATTAGCGTACCCCGCTTTTACTACACTGACACTCGACGGAATTGCGAATAAAGGGAACACCACGTCAAACGTCTTAAAGCTTACGAATGTTACGACGGGTTTAGTGGCTGACGGTAATGTGCATGCACTCAAATTTATCGGTGACGGTTCGGAGCTCGCGGGAATAGCCGCGACGCTTCAAGAAATTACCGATAACGGTAATGTGACGTCTAATACCGTTCAGTTTACAAATGCGACAACCGGGTTTGTAACCACGTCTAACATAGAAGTAGGAGGCGCTGCGAACACGGGTCCACTCACCGTGTCAAACACCTTTTCGTTGAGTAACGTTGCGACAATAGGTACGACGAAGACATTTACAGTAACTGCGGCACCTACTGCAACCAATGGAACTGTCGCAAATTATCCAACGGTCGCGATGACTGGGACGACCACTTCAGGTTACACCGCGACGGCTAGTTCTACTGCTTTTGGGTGGTCGCCATACAGGGCCTTCAATGATATCCTTGGTAATGAAGGATGGCACGGTCCACAAAGCTACGCCTCGAGTATGGATTATGCGTATAACGGTTCAAACTCGTTAGGTGGTGTAACCGGTGAGTGGATTAAACTTCAAATGCCGGATCCAATAAAACTGTCATATATGAAAATAGCACCACGTCAAGACGTCGATGCAGGACAGGCACCCGAAGATCTTACTATATTAGGTAGTAACGATGATACTAACTGGACCGTTATAACATCGGTCACCGGTTTAACACCTGTCATAGGTCAATATGATCAGATAACAGCTGTAGCAAATACGACTTATACATATTATGCAGTCGTAGTGACGAGAACCGTTGGGGCGGACTGGCTATCTATAGGTGAAATAGAGTTTTGGGGTGAATTGGGTAGTACTTATAAATATTTCATAGATGGTGTACAACAGGATACACTTGAATTACACGAAAATCAGACGTACGTATTTGATCTTTCGAGTTCAACTCTTTCGAGCCACCCTTTCGTGTTCCAACAGACAAATGCAAACGACGGAACAACCAATGGAACTAATTATGAGACGGGTATAACAAATACAGGTACGTATGCGAGTGATCAGAAAAGAACTTTTGTCGTTCCCCCGGGGGCTCCTACGACCCTTTATTATTACTGCACAGCTCACTCGGGTATGGGAGGACAGATAAGTATCTCACCAACCGCGGAACTCGTCGTTTCGGGTCGAATCGTCGCTTCGGGTAATGTGGAAGCCTCTAAATTCATAGGTGATGGTAGTCAACTCACGGGAATAAATCCAGGGCTTCAAGAAATTACTGATAATGGTAATGTAACCACGTCTAACATAGAAGTAGGAGGTACCGTGACTACGGGTCCGCTCACCGTGTCGAACACATTTTCGTTAAGCAACGTCGCGACGATGGGTACGACGAAGACGTTTGTTGTCACCAGGGTAAGTACCGGGAGTGGTAATAAATATTTCATAGACGGTGAGCAACAGGCTACTATTGAACTGCACGAACATCAGACGTATATATTTGATCTGTCGAGTGGGACTCTTTCGGGTCACCCCTTCGTGTTTCAAACTACGAATACGAATGACGGAACAACAAATGGAACCGACTACGAAACTGGTATAACAAGTACGGGTACATATGCAAGTGACGAACAACGAACGTTCGTGGTTCCTGCGGGTGCTCCTACGACCCTGTATTATTACTGCACAGCCCACTCGGGTATGGGAGGACAGATAAGTATCTCACCAACCGCAGAACTCATCGTTTCGGGGCGAGTGGTCGCTTCGGGGAATGTCGAAGCAAATACTTTCATAGGTGATGGTAGTCAACTCACGGGAATAAGTGCTGCGACAACATCCGATCTTCAAGATGTGACCACGAACGGTGCCACCTCTACACAATCTATTCAGCTTACGAATACGGGTACGTCACTCGCAGCGAGTGGTGCCGTGACTGCAGCTTCTGTTTCGGCCACTGGCGCTGTGACTGCAGCTTCTGTTTCGGCCACTGGTGGTATAACCGCGGCTTACTTTACGGGGGATGGAAGTAACGTGAATATCGGGGAAATGACGGCAGAGACCATTCCCTATGTGGATGCGAATAAGCAATTACGCGATTCGCATATTACGCGTACGGCGGATACGACGGTCATCACATCGAACCTTCAAGTCGAGGGCAATATATTTGTCACTGGAACCAGGTATTTCGTAAACTCTGAAGAAACGGTCATCAATGATCGAATCATAGGTCTCGCGAATAATAACACGAGTACGACACTCGACGTGGGTCTCATGTTGCAGTATCCTCAAAAGAATGTGGCGATGATTCATCACGGAACAACTTCCGGATCTCCACACAACGGACAACTCACACTCGGATACAC